TTTCCTCTGTTGCTTACCCAAGGTCAAAATGATGCTCTTGTCAGCTTTGCTTTTAATCTGGGTCTGGGGGGCGTACAGCGAAGCACCCTCCGTCAAAAGGTTCTTCGGGGCGAGACGCAAGAGGCTGCCGACGAGTTCTTGAAGTTTACGAGGGGCGGGGGTAAAATCCTGCCGGGGTTAGTCAAGCGCAGAAGCGATGAACGTGCCCTGTTCCTGTCTTAGGATGAAATGTCAACTTTCTTCTTTGCCCAGTATTCTTTTTTCCGCGCAGATGCAGCGGCGCGGTACTCTGGCGTGTTCTGGGCGGCTCTACGAGCTTTATGTTCGGGGGAGTTTAGCGTTGCACTAAGCCTTGCTTTGCGTAGGGCAAGAGCAACAGGGTCACGCATTTTCTCTGCTCTTTTAGGCTGTGCAGCGCGGATGCCTTCAATCCGTTTAGCGTCAAAGTCAGCATCTTTACCGTTACGTTCACTCCAGCCTTTCATTTTCGGGTTTTCTCTTAACGCTGCGGCCCTTCTTTCTAAGCCAGCTTTAGAAAAGTTTTTTGGTACTCCCAATCTTTCCTTGCTTCGTGCAGCACGAAACTCTGGGTTTTCCCATGCCGCTTTAAGCTTGGCGCGTACTGCAGGTTTCTTTGCTGGATTATTTTCTCCTAAAAATTTAACTTTAACATCGGGTTCATTCATACGTTTTTTTGCTTTTGCGCGAGATGCAAGACTACGTATGGGGTGCAGTGGATCAATCATTATTTTTCGCAACTTTTCTTTGTGTTCTGGGGATAAAGAATGACTACCCTCCCCACCAGAAGTCAAATTAGTAAGAGGGCCGTTTGTAGTTTGAATGCGTCCGTACTCTTGAATAAGGCGGCGTTCCAATGCAACCCCTTCTTCCGCAGAAAAAACAGGACGCAATTCAACAATAACGCGATCTACCCCAATTGCAGCCAATTTTTGTTTACAAAGCCAGTTACGCCCACCGTTGTTTCTGGGGTTAGTGCGCCGTTTGTTTTTGGTAAAGCCAACGTAAAATGGAACGCTAAAAGCATCTTTCCAAATGTAAATATACACAATGTTCTCCAAGTTAATGACGATTCGGAGATTGTACCATGAGTTTACAAAAAATCAAATTGACTCCCGGGGTGAATCGTGAAAATACGAGATACTCCAATGAAGGCGGCTACTACGAGTCGGATAACGTCCGGTTTCGGCAAGGCACGCCTGAAAAAATAGGCGGCTGGCTACGCATCTCTGCTGCCACATTCTTGGGTGTCTGCCGGTCTCTGTGGAACTGGGTCACGCTGGGCTATCAAAACCTCATCGGGGTTGGCACGCACCTCAAGTTCTATATAGCCAACGGTGGTTATTACTACGACATCACGCCCACGCAGACCGTCCACACACTAATCGGCCCGTTTGACACAGTTAGCGGCTCTGCCACAGTCACAGTAACAGACGCCACTGGCGGCTACATCAACAATGGCTATGTGACGTTTACAGGCAGCACGGCGGTGGGAGGCTTGACCATACTGGGGGAGTTTCAGATAACTTATTCTGCTGGTACAACATACACCATCACGTTTACATCCGCTGCAACGTCCACGGCTTCTGGAGGGGGAACGGTCTATGCCGTGTACCAAGTCAATCCCGGCCCAAGCTACGCTGCGCCCTTGGCTGGATGGGGTTCTGGTGCATGGAGTTCTGGGACTTGGGGAAACAGTGCTGCCTCTGCTGAGTCACTGAGGATATGGAACCAATTTAACTTTGGTGAAGATTTGCTGTACGGCCCAAGGGGTGGGCCGCTGTACTACTGGGATGCCACTATTGGCTACCTAGCCCCCACGGTTACCATGACGATTGCCAACCCCTGCGTTGTCACCACCACACTGATTCTGCCCGATCTGACTCCAATTGTCCTTGAGACTTCCGGGGCACTGCCTACAGGTCTGCTGGTAGGCACGATCTATTACACCCGGTATGTATCAGCTACCACCTTTAATCTGTCCCTGACCCCCACAGGGGCGCTCATCATCTCCTCAGTCAGTCAGTCTGGCACACACAAGATATCCCAAAGAGGTGTTTTGTTGTCTGCGTTGTCCTCTGCAAGTGATGTTCCGCTGAGTCAAATCTTCTTCCTTGTCTCTGATGCCAGCCGGTTTGTGATTTGCTTTGGAACCAACGACATCGGTTCTTCTGTGGTAAACCCCATGCTGGTTCGCTGGGCAGATCAAGAAGACCCAACCATGTGGACGCCCTCCATTACCAATCAGTCGGGCAGCATTACCCTGTCCCACGGCTCCACTATTGTTACTGCAATACAAAGCAAGCAAGAGATTGTGATCTTTACCGATGCGGCTCTGTACTCACTCCAGTACCTTGGCCCACCTTATGTCTGGGGATCACAGCTACTTGCCGACAACACCTCGCTTGCTGGCCCCAATGCAGTGGCTTTAGCGGCGGGAACCATTTACTGGATGGGCGTAGACAAGTTTTACAAATACGATGGGCGGCTGCAAACCCTCAACTGTGACTTACTCAGGTATGTCTACAACGACATTGACCGGGTGCAGTTTGAGCAGGTCTACGCAGCCACCAACGAAGGTTTTAATGAGGTCTGGTGGTTCTACCCCAGCAACGGCTCTTCGACCAACGACAGCTATGTGGTCTACAACTACCTAGAGAATGTCTGGTATTACGGCTCTATGGCCCGTACCGCATGGCTGGACAGCGGACTCCAAGACTACCCCGTTGCAGCCACCTACAGCAGTAACCTTGTCAACCATGAACTGGGTGTAGACGATGGCACAGCAGCCACCGCCGTTGCAATCACTGCATTCATCACCTCATCCCAGTTTGACATTGGTGATGGGCACAACTTCTCCTTTGTCTGGAGAATGTTGCCTGACCTGACCTTCAACGGCTCCACAGACGGGACGACACCCAGCTTGACCATGCAGCTCCTGCCGCTACAGAACTCAGGCTCTGGCTACAACAACCCCAAGTCAGTTGGTGGAGACAGCAGCAGCGCAGAGGGGGTAGTGACCGCAACTCAAAGCTACCCTATTGACCTAGACACCTACAACGGACAGTTGAACATCCGGGTCAGGGCGCGGCAGATGTCTATGAAAATCAGTTCAAACACCCTTGGCACACAGTGGCAGATGGGCGCTCCAAGAATTGATTTGCGCCCTGATGGACGCAGGTAATGGCACAAAAGAACGTAGTAGCCCCCCGGCTACCTAGCCCCCCACAGGAGTATGACCCTGTTTACATGAACCAACTGTTGAGTTTGCTGCGTCTGTACTTCAACCAATTGGACAACGCAGGGCCGATGGCAGGTTCTACACAGATTAACGGAACCACTGTAGTATCGGGTTTGAGTTTTTTCCCTACGTCTGGCACAGCCCCCAGCCTGCCAACAGACGCTGACTTTGCCAATTTGCGAATCGGTGACGTTTACAGAGACACCCAGAACGGGGTGATGAGTAACAACCAAACGCTTAAAATAAAGACTGCACTATGAGCCTACATCAACTAGCCAACCATATGTCTGCTCAAGGCAGAGGCCCAGACTCGACCCTTGTCCACATGTCCCCCCGTGAGGTGTCAGGACTGCAAAGTCTGGCTATGGCACATGGCGGATCTTTGACGGTTAACCCGCAAACCGGGCTACCCGAAGCTGGCTTCCTTGACCGCCTGCTGCCTACGCTTCTTGGCGGTGCAGCCACGTTCTTCTCAGGAGGGGCCATCACCCCCTTTATGGCAGCAATGGGTGTTGGCGGTCTAACCGCTTTGACCAGCAAAGACCTAGGCAAAGGACTCATGGCGGGCCTTGGTGCTTATGGTGGAGCAGGTATTGCTGGGGGACTGATGAATTTTGGTGAAGCCGCCATTGGCGCTGAAGCCGCAAAAGGAGCTTTGCCGTCTGGAATAGACCCCGTAGGAGCAGACGCAGTAGCCTACGAAGCAGGACAAGCAGCAGCAGAAAAAACAGCACGCGCTGGTGCATCAAACTTTGATAGGTTATCAAGAGGCGTAACAGAAGGGTTTAAAAACCCAATGGGTGCGTTTAGCTCAATTGGTGGCGGCAGTAAACTTCAAGGTGCTGCAATGATTGGCGCACCAATAGTAGCAGCACTAGCAGGTCAAGACCAAACATCTGTTCCAACCGCTAAACAAATAAAGTTTGACCCTAGCTATGCCAACATAAACATTCGCAGAGACCAACTTCCATACCAGAGAGACACAGGCAGTTCTGCCCAACGTGGTTATTTTGGGCCTACCTATGTAAACCGAAATGCTGCTGAAGGTGGGTTTGTTTCGGATGACGGGATACAGCATTTTGCCAGTGGCGGTATTCCGCTCGACCCCACCTACGACTACTCGGGCTACGGCAGAAAGAAAACAGATGTCGTAAGACCTGTAACTCCATTGCCAGATGTGCCTAAGCCAGACTTTGTGGGCGCTGACGGCAAAACATACCGCTATGACCCCGTAAAAAGAAGCTGGTACGTCTTCAAAGATGTGCCAGAAAAAACCAACCCCGGTGTTGCAACACTGATGGGTAGCGACGGTGTTCCGGGCAATAATGTGGTCGGTGACCGGCCTGAAGGCAGCTACAACATGGGGTCGGGGGTAAACCCGTATGCCGGTAGCCCACAAGCTTTAGCAAACGGCCCCCTTGGGATTGCTGCTGGAATGATTGGCAACGCCTTCTCTACGCCAAAAACAGCAGCAGAGATAGAAGCTACGCCAGTTGAAGATAGAACGGGCGTGCCGACGCAAGCTCAGAATACTGGTGTTGCTCCTGCGGCTCCTGCTGGCCCGGACCCCAATGCCGGTGAAGGTGGTGTAGGTGGTGTAGGTGGCCCGGGGGGCATAGGTGGAGGCGTCGGCACAGGCGTCGGCACAGCCGCAGACAACGGCGGTGGTGATGGCGCAGCCCCTCAAGGTAACAATGGTGGCATAGGCAATGGGCAACCCTTTGCTTACGGTGGCATGGCGGGCTACGCCCAAGGGGGTCTAGGCTCCCTAGGTGGTTACTCAGACGGTGGCAGGCTTTTGCGTGGCCCCGGTGACGGTGTGTCAGACAGCATCCCGGCGACTGTGGGGAACAGGCAGCCCGCTCGACTTGCAAATAATGAGTTTGTAATTCCGGCAAGAATTGTGTCAGAAATCGGCAACGGGTCTACCGATGCGGGCGCAAGACGTTTATATCAAATGATGGATAGGATACAAAAGGCTAGGAAAAAAAGCATGGGCAAAGGCAACATAGCCGTGGATTCCAAAGCATACTTGCATTTACCAGCATGAAAAAAAGTATGAATCGTGTCAAAGCAAAAGAAAATGGAACGGCAGTGTATGCTCCAGAGTCTCCTTGTGCGCGAGGGCGTGTTTTGCGAACTACATTTGGTGGGACTTGTATTGAGTGCCGTCGATTAACTGAAGGTATTCGTTATCAAAAAAACCCACAAAAAACAAAAGAAAAAACAGCTAAAAAATATCAAGCTAACGCTGAAACAATCCGAGCAAAACGTAAAGCTACTTATGTTTTAAATTGTGATACGGAAAAAGCTATTGCAAAGATTCGCAGCGCAGAATGGCGCTTAAAAAATCCAAATCATATTGGCACAAAAGAAGCTAAAGCTAGATACAAAATTGAAAATCCCGGAAAAGTACTTGCAGATACAGTTAAACGTCGTTCTAATAAAATGCAACGTACCCCCGCATGGCTAACTAAAGACGATTTTTGGGTGATTGAGCAAGCTTACGAACTTGCTGTACTACGTACACGACTGTTTGGATTTGCATGGCACGTAGACCATGTCATTCCATTGCAGGGAAAGTTAGTTTCTGGGCTGCATGTTCCAAGTAATCTTCAAGTTATACCTTGGCGCGATAATGTTGCTAAGGCTAACAAATACCTTCCCGCATAAGGACGCATCATGGCAGACGCAATGCAAACAGTCGTAAACCAGCTTGGGTATAACCCAGAAACTGCTCCTTATTTAAGAGAGGGGATAGGTCAACTACGAGGGCTGACCTATAACTACAAGCAAACGCCAGCTTTAGATGCCGCTGGAAAACCTATTATTGGCCCAGATGGGCAGCCAGTATTAAAAAACGTTCTTGGTGCAAACGAGATGCCCGAGATTGAGAGCTTTAGAGACCCTGAAACGTATGGCTATGAAAGGCAAGCTGAGTTTTCAGACTTGCAGAAGCTAGCCATGCAGGGCGCTAGAGACATGGGGCCAGCGTATCAGAATGTAGATGCAACTGGCATCATGGGAGCAGCATCTAGAAATGCATTAAATTCAGCATACGCTCCCAGCACATTCAGCAATCAATACCAAGCCCCTTCTTCGCTGGACTACACCGCAAATGAAGCGAATGCTAGAGGAGCCGGTCTTGCCTCTTTAGCTAGGGGAGAAGATGCTTACGCCGCTCAACTAGGTGCAGCACCTATGGGTCAGTACCAACAGTTTGGTGGGCCAAGAAATGTAAACGCAGAGCGAGTGGGGGCAGAGCGTATAAATGCACCCGCCCTGCGCGATCTAAGCATGAATGCAGCAGGAAATGTTACCGCAGATACCTTGCAGTCCCAAGGCATCAATGCGGCCCAAACGGGCTATAGCCCCAATTTGACAGCAAATCAAATGGGCAGTGTTGCAGATGTCACAAGCCGTGATCTGCAATCCAGAGACATAACCGCCGCCAAAGAGTCCGGATTGGCGAGTCTTAAAAACTACCAGATGGGGCCAGCGGAACGGGTGGAAACAAAGAGTTTTGCCCAACCCGGCTCGGCGGATGCGTACATGTCGCCCTACATGCAGAGTGTGGTTGGTATCCAGCAACGGGAAGCGCAGCGAGCCGCAGACGTAGCTACAACGGGGCGCAAGGGTGAGCAGACCAGAGCCGGTGCTTTTGGGGGTTCCAGAGCAGCCATCATGGACGCTGAAGCTGCACGCAACCTTGCCACTCAAAAGGGTGACATTCAAGCGCAGGGTCTGCAAGCTGCATACCAGCAAGCGCAGCAGCAGTTCAATACAGAACAAGCGCAGGGGCTGCAAGCACAGCAATCCAATCAACAAGCGGGGTTGACGGTTGGAAAAGAAAACCTTGCGGCTAATTTAGGGGTGCAGCAATTAGGTGAAGGCCAGATCAACCTTCAAACCAAACTAGCCAATTTAAACAATGAACAACAAGCATCTGTTCAAAACGAAGCCAACCGGCTTCAAACCCAAGGCATGTCGTCTAGTCAGGCAATGCAGGCGGCACTTGCTAACCAGCAGGCCGGTCTGACTATAGGGCAGCAAAACCTCAGTGCACGACAAGGAACCCAGCAGCTTAATACGCAAACAGAATCGCAGATGGCGCTTGCCAATTTGAACAACCAGCAACAAACGGCGGTTCAAAACGAAGCCAATAGGCTTCAAGCGCAAGGCATGTCGTCAAGCCAAGCTTTGCAAGCAGCCCTTGCTAACCAAGGTGTTCAGCAACAAGCTAACTTGCAAAACCTGAGTGCAGGTCTTCAAACGCAAGGTCTTGGCGCTCAGACCGGGTTGCAAGCACAACAGTCCAATCAGCAGTACAACATGCAAGGCCAACTTGCCAATCAGCAAACCGATCTTGCAGCGCAACAGTCTAACCAAGGCATGGACTACAACACAGCCATGCAAAACGCACAGATGCGTCAGCAGATGGGTCTAGCCAACCAAGCACAGCAGGGACAGTATGGGCTGCAACAAGGTCAGTTTAACCAAGCTGCCAACGCGCAGACATCTGCACAAAGACAAGCAGCAGCAATGTTTAATCCCCAAGCGCAGAATCAAATGGCGCAGTACAACGCTGGGAACCAACAACAGACAGAACTAGCCAACCAAGCAGCAAGAAACAGAGCCAGTGAATTTGGACTAGGACAAAGACTAACTTCAGCAGGAACAAACGCACAGTATGGACAAGCTGCCAATCAACTAAACGAACAGTCGGGTCAGTTTGGTGCTAACTACGGGCTACAGGGGCAACAAGCGGCTATGCAAGGAGCCACTGGATTAGCAAACATTGGCAATCAAGGTTTTGGACAGACCATGCAGGCAAACCAGCTTTTGTCTGGTTATGGAAACATGCAGCAACAGCAAGAACAACAGCGTTTGAGCACGCAGTACCAAGATTTTTTAAATCAACAAAACGACCCGTACAAAAAGCTTGGTTTTATGATGAACCAAGCTAGTGCAGCACCAACAGCCAATGTGGGTAGTACCATGTACCAAGCCCCTCCAAGCATGTTAAGCCAGATAGGCGGCTTTGGGGCATCTGCGTTAGGAGCGTTTGGTGCTTTGGGTGGGTTTAAATCTGCAAACGGCGGCATGGTTGGACGTTATGCCAGAGGGGGTCTGGTAAGATCACGCCCACAAGGTCTTGTTGCGTTGGCTTTGTCAAGAATGGCATAAGGAACATCATGAGTATCGATGATCGAAACATACTATCAATGTTGCGGCGCATGGGCGACAAGGAGCTAACGCAGTTTGCTCAGATGAACCAAGACAACCCGTACCTGTTTCCATTGGCTTTTCAGGAGAGTCAGGATCGGGAAGACATGCGCAGCGGTAGCTTGGCAAACAATGAGCGTGGTGATGTGCCGTCCGTTAAAGATCAGGCACTAATGGCAATGGCCTCACCGGCAGCAGCCCCCCCAAGCGCTCCTATGCCACAGGGTATGCCGCCACCACAGCAAGCCCCCCAACAGGCTATGCCACAACAGGCTATGCCACAACAGGCCATGCCACAACAGGCTATGCCGCCACAGCAAGCCCCACAACCGGCCATGCGGGCACCCCAAGGCCCAACCCAAATGGCTGCAGACGGCGGCTACATGGACTCTCGCCTGCCTGAAGAGATGGGCATAGGCGCACTACCAGAACGCAGTCTGTCTAACATGGCGGACGGTGGGATCGTGGGGTATGCGGATAAAGGGATGGTCGTTGGGGACTATGAACAGCAGATTCGAGATGCAGCGGAGCAGCAAGGTGTTGACCCCGAGTTGATGGTGCGTATGTTTGCCACGGAGTCGGGCGGAAACCCAAATGCTGTTTCCCCCAAAGGTGCCGCTGGATTGGGGCAATTGATGCCCGGTGCCGCAAAAGACATGGGGCTTACGTCTCAAGACCGGTTCAATCCCGCCAAAAATATTCCTGCTTCAGTCGGCTACTTTAAGAAACAGCTAGGTACTTTTGGCGACCCGGAGAAAGCTGCCGCAGCGTACAACTGGGGCCCCGAGTCAATGCGTAAGCACTTGGCTAAAAATCCAGAAAATTGGAAAATTGGGCTGCCTAAAGAAACGGCTAACTACCTCACACGCCTAATGCCCGTTGGCTCCGCACAAGCAGCGCCGGCACAAGCAGCGCCGGCACAAACCGCACCCGCCCCTGCGGAAAACGCCCCAAGTATTTACAGTGGTCCGGGGTTCACGCCCGAAGGTCTAGAGGCTTTGGGGCAGCGGCTGGATGTTATTCGTGAGGCGCTATCCAAAGCAAAACCGTCGTCTTTGCGCGACAGGAACAAAGACCCCGAAGCTGCACAAAGGTTTGAGGCGTTGCGGAATTTGAATGCACAGTCTCAGAAAGAGTACGAGGAGTATGCCGTTGGGCTGGGTTTCGCCAAACCCGCATTCGCTGCACAAGCTGCCGGCGGTAAGGGTGTTGGCGTAACTACGCTTCCGCAGGTTCAAGCAGTAGCAAGAGCGGCGGCGGGGCCTGCGCAAAAAGCCAAAGCAGACACAGACCAGAACAAAACGATAGCGTATCAAGGCAAGTCGGGCGATCCGGATAAGGATATTGGCCCGTTAATCAAAAAAAAAGCGGTGGCACTTGCTGAAGCTGCAATACCCAAAGAAGAACGTAAGGGGTTTGGCTACGAAGACCTGATGATGTTTGGCTTGCAAATGATGGCCGGCAAGTCGCAGTATGCGCTGCAGAATGTGGGCGAAGCGGGTGTTGCCGCACTAGCTTCTAAACAAGCTCGGGAAAAGACGGAGTATGACCGGCGTAAGACGGATGCTGAGATTAAAGGTCTTGAGGCAACGGCGGGGTACCGCAAGGCGGCGGCGGAGCGGTATGCGGCTGAAGATCGTCCTGCTGCACAAATGCGAAAAGAACTTGCTGCGGCGTATGCAAAAATTGAAGCAGATCCGTTTATAAAGTTGGACCCTATTAAAATGGCTGCGGCCAAACTGCGGGCGGATGCGGAAATTGGGGCGCGGTACGCAACGCTTGTGGGTACAATGGAGGGAGCGCCTTTTGCGGAAAAGGTGCTTGATTTTAATTCCATTCACTAGTCGCATATGCCATACTCAATCCAACTTCCTGACGGTACTCTTGTCAAGAATATACCGGATGAAGTTGATCCGAGTACGGCAAAAGCACGCATCATTGCGCAGCACCCAGAACTAGGCCCTAAACCAAAAACTGGGATTGGCGCGGCTCTAGGCAAAGGCGTCGAGTCCATCAGCTCCAGCGGGCGGACTGCGTATGGGGCTCTCACCGGGGATGCCGAAGAGGCAGCACGCGCAGGGCTCGAGCGCGGCGAAGCGCTAAACAAGAAGTATGCTGAGCAAGTCAGCTTGCAAAAAGTCAAAGACGCATACAACAAAGACGGCGTGCTGTCTGCGGCAGGCGAAGCGTTAAGCCAGATTCCAGCGGCACTTGCGGAACAAGCACCCAACCTAGTTGCAATGGCAGGTAGTGCGCGACTCGGGGCGATGGCGGGGGCTCCGTTCGGTCCTGTTGGTGCCACCATTGGCGGCATTGGCGGTGCGCTGATACCGGCTCTGGCGCAGCAGTTTAGTGGCAACATTGAACGGCAAGCGCAAGAGGGCGTCCCGGTTAGTTCAGGTCGCGCACTGGCTGCTGCGGTGCCGCAGGCAGGCTTGGATGTAGCCTCGAGCCTGATTCCGTTTGGTGGCCGGCTGGTGCAGAAGCTGACCGGCATTCCTATGGAAGCGCTGCTGGGGCGCAGTGCCGCAGGCGCAGCCAAGCTGGCTGACGAGCGGTTGCTGATGGTGCTTGCCAAAGGCACGGGTGTCGGCGCTCTGGCCGAGATCCCCACCGAGATTACCCAGCAGATGCTGGAGCGGGCACAGGCCGGCCTGTCACTTACAAGTCCAGACGCACTCGAAGAATACGGCGAGACCGCGTATCAGGTGGGGCTGCTGGCACCACTCGGCGCGGTGGGTCGGTTGTCAGCTCGCAGTGGGGCAAGGGACGTAGTTGCGGCGAAGCAAGAGGCAGATGCCGCTCAAGCCGCAACGGTTCAGCAACAGCAAGAAGCGGCTGCAGCGCAGCAAAAGATGGCTGCGGATGCATATGCCGCAACGGTTCAGCAACAGCAAGAAGCGGCTGCAGCGCAGCAAAAGATGGCTGCGGATGCAGATCCCGCATATGCCGCAAAGCTGCGGGCCGACTACGTTGCGGCCAACGTCGAGATGCAACGGCTCAATCAAGCCGTCAAGGCACTCAGTGCAGAGAAAGACCCGCTGTCCGTAGCAGACGCCAAGGATGCGCGTGTAGCCCGGGATACGTACGCCAAAGAGACTATGCAGCCACTGGTGGACGAGATCCGCCGTGTACGACAACTGCACCCCGGGGTTGACTTCCGCCCTGCGGCTGCCGTTGCACCCGGGGCTCCTGTGGCTCCTGCACCCGTTGCCCCTGTGGCTCCTGTGGCTCCTGCGCCCGTTGCCCCTGTGGCTCCTGCACCCGTTGCCCCTGTGGCTCCTGCGCCCTTGACCAAAGCGCAAGCTGCGGAAGGTACGGTGTCCGCGCCGGCCCCATTTGTTATTCCTGCAGCAGCAGCGCCCGAGCGCATGGAAGAGATCCAGTCGCACGTAGAAGCCATCATGGGCTCGCCTGAAGTTGCGGCTGAGATGGTGGCAAACAACGAGCAGATTCCGGGGTTGACACTGGAAGAGAACGCGTTCTTCTTGGAAATGCTGCAGCAACGACTGGCGCAGGAAGAACTGGCCGGAGAAGTAGCTACCCCTGTTACGAAAACAAAGGGTAAGAAAACGGTGGGCACCGAGCCAACAGTCACAAGAGCTACGCCGCCCACAGACCCCGACACTATGTGGTCGCCTACCGTTACACTGGATTACGGGGCGTACACCATCGAAAATGATGGGCAATATCCGACGTACAGCTTTAAGACACCCATAGCAGTTACGCCCAAAGCTGCGTTGCAACAACTGCGTGTTACGGAAGACAGAGCGCATCTTCTATTTACAAACCAAAAAGGGGACAAAGTAAAGGTAAGTGTAGCCCCAGATCATATTCGGATGGAGAACCAAACCACAGGCGGTCTCCAAGATTACGATTTTGGTTCCGGTAAAAACAACCCAACGCTAACTGCACTTTTTGGCGCAGACTTGCTTGATCAGCTAAATAAAACCGCTGCTGAAAATCGACTGCCCGCTTTTCTTAGTTCGTTGACACAGCGACTAGGGCTTGCAAATCTGGATCGGTTCACGCAAGAATACGCGGACATGCTAGGCGGTAAACCGCTGGTGGAAAAAGCAAAGGGCAAGAAGGCGGCTGCCCCGGCTGCCCCGGCTGTTGAAGACACCACAGTCGAGCCAACAGAGCCCCGCACGCTCGAGCAGTCGTTTGCTGCGATGGACCGCACGCCTGAAGAACCGGTGCCCGAAATCCCGGCAGGTAGCCAATACCTGATCCCCGGTGCAGCGCCACTTAAACGAACTGGCGCAGTGCAGACGAAAGAGCTAACGCAAGAAATTCAAACGGAACTGAAGCAGCTTAGCAAAGCTTACATTGCGGCCCGTCAAGAAGGGCGCAGGGGCGATGCGCTAGAAATCATTGATCGGATGCGCTACCTGAAAGAACAAGGCAAAGCCGCCGAAGTTGGCCCCGCTTTGGAAGGCGCAGCGGACGCCGGCCAAAGTGAGATTATTGAGACCGGGCAAGTTAAGTCAACTTCCCCACGGGGGTTGCAGCAAGGTATTGAACGCGTGCGCAATCTGCCCAGCCTGACAGAAGCGCAAGCGACTTTGCTGGATCAGATCGAAGCCAACTTGCCGGCATTGCGCCCATATCAAGGCGATGTTGCCGAGTGGCTCAACAGCGTGCGTCAAGGCCGCGCAGCGCCGGAGACGGAGAAGTATCTTCGGCAGCAAATTGCCCAGATTGAACGTCAGTCACAGCAGCAAGTCTCCCCGCGTGAACTACAAGGCATGCTGGTAAAACTTGCAAAGCCTGAGTTGAGCAACAAGGAAAGAGGTCTGCTGCGTCTTGTTGGAGAGAACCAGTCAACCATCATGGCCGATCCAGCAGCGCGGATGGCCGTAGCTCGGTGGCTTGCTTCGGATGTTGGGCAGGGTATTGGGGACGCCACGCAGAACTTGCGGAAATACTTTGGGGTTGCCGAAGAAGCACAAGCCTACGAAAGCCCCGTTGGGAAAGCCACAGCAGCCCGCGCTAAAGATATAGCAGACGAGTATGCGGACTCCGCTCGTGCAATGGACGCGCTTGCCATCGATATCGGAGCGCCGCTGCAACCTTTTGCTAACAGCATAGAACGCATGCGCGTGCAGTTGAAGCGTGCCGATAGCAATGTAGCTGCTGCGCAAGCCGCGTACAACGCGCCGGTCAAGAGCAGAAGCGTTGGTCAAGAAGTGCCTGCGGCGATGGAGCGGGCGCGGCTTGTGTTGAAGGCGGGCATGGATGCCGCCCGAGAGAATTACAGCGGCGGTGAGCAGAAAACCCGCATGGATAGCGCCAAGAAAAAGTACGGCGAGACCGTAGCCGCGTTGCAACGGCAGTTTGCAGTTGCTCCTACCCAAAGCAACGCGGGCGCAAAAAGCCAGCGGGTTGCCAAGACGCAGCTTGATTCGGCAGAACAAGCCCGCGCCGCGCTTAAAACGCGCATCGACAGCGCCAAGAAAAAGTACGACGCCGACTTGGCAAAATTGCAAGAGCAACCTGAAAACGCCGAGAAGCTGCAACAGGCCAGCAAGCGGTTTGCAGAGGCAACTAAACTGAAGGGCTTGCAAGACACGCTCAGCGACAGCGAACGCGCCCGTGACCAAGGGGAGACGCAGAAAGCGCTTGACAAGCTGGTGCCGTTGAAAGTGTTGGCTGAAACAAAAACAGAAGCGCCCGCAGACGCAAGCGTGGCTGAGATACAAGAGGACATGTTCCCGGCGGAACGCAAGCAGGCCGCAGCAGCCTCGCAAGTGTCTGCACCCACCCCTACGCCGGATCGGACCAAGGAACGTGCGGAAGAACAGGCCGCTGAAAAGAAACGCAACAAGCTAACCGGCGACCTAAGTTCGCTACTCGGACAACGGATCTCTTTTGATAAGCGCCGCGCCATGCTGGATGCCATTGATGACGCTCCGGTCAAACGACGGGCGTTTGAGGATGCAATCAATGACGGGAAGCTGTCACAGGAAGAACGTGATGCCGCACAAACGCAGCTTACTGCGTATCTTGCAAACTTGCGCAAGAAGGCGGAGAACAAAGATGCCAGCTATGCAACAGCATACAGGCTTCGTGGTGAAGAGTCTGGAAAAGTTCAAGCCCTAAAAAAGCAGTTGGAAGCCCCCGGGCTTACGGAAGCCAAGCGCAACAGCCTGCAGGCCCGTTACCGTAAAGCGCAAGACCAATTGGTCAAGCGAGATACACAACTTGCTAGTTTGCGGGGCGTTGCCATAGACCCCATTGAGACCTCCGAAGAGCGGTCTCAAACGCTTGAGCAGTTGACGCGGGAGACCTACAAAAAAGCCGTGTCCGAAGAAGAGCAAGCCCAACTTGACAGGACAAAGGGGCGTGCCCTTGGCCCTGTAACACGTAAAGAACTTTTTCCCGCCAAAGTGTTTTATACGGGCGAAGAGGGAAACCTTGCAGAAACTGAGAAACGCACATACACGAAACCGGACATGCGGCTGACGGAGACGCGCGGAGTCAAGCAACGCAATGTGCCGATTAACAAAGAAGAGATGGAAGCGGCTAACAAGCTGCGACAAGAAACGAAAGCAAAGGTTGACGCGCTTGCACAAGAACGGCAGTTGTTTGAAATTGCCCAGAAAAAAGTTGAGGACTTGAGCGCCAAGCTGGCAACTATTGAAGCAAAGGTTGATGCGTATAAAAGGGTAGACCCCGTACGTCGGGATCTGAAAGTTGCTGACAGACTGGCTGCGGAACAGGAGAGTGTTGCGGATGAACTGGCTGGGGCTAAGGCCGATGCGGCACAGATTGGCCGGCCTGTCACGGGTGCTGTCAGTCAGCAATCCGAAGGCGAAATGTATGGCGGTGAATATAGGGATGAATCAGAAAATACTAGTTTAGTAAACCAACAAACCGAAGGCAAAGCCAACTTTGAAGGGATGCTGCGCGGTACTTCTGGACCCAACGACACGCCTTTGTCGGGGACAAATGTTGATCTGTTGGGCAGCAATAATCTGGCAGCGGTACTCACCAACATCTCAGAAAAAAGCACCAACCATGTTGCACGCCGCATAGCGGGCAAACTTGCCGCTGTTGTTGAAGCCAACGGCGTCAATGTCAAGGTGGTTGAGGAGACAACACGGGACGCACCTAACGCGCCCGGGAGTATCTCTAAAGATGGTATGCGGGTTCGCATCAACGAGAACACCGGTCTCTCTGAAGAGTCCGTGGTGCATGAGGCAGCGCATGCGGCCACTATGTTTGAGCTAGAGAAGCCAGACAGCGAACTCACCCCGGATCAACGCAAGGCAAAAGCGGAACTGACCCGCATGATGGAGCGCGTGAAGGCAGACGAGTCCTTTGACAATGCGGTCATCAATGACGGCGACCTTCACGAATTTTTAGCTGAAGGTCTGGGCAGTCGGGCGGTGCAAGCGCACATGCGCGAAGACACGTGGGACGGGCGCAGCATGTGGCGTCGGTTTATCGATGCCGTACTTCGCTTTGTGGGGGTAAAAACCCCACCGCAAGGCCCGATGCTTGACCGTTTTTTAGACTTGGCTGAAAAATTCATCGCGGCAAAAGCAGAAAACGCCCCTTCGGTAGAGAAGTCCAAACTCAGGTCAGTAGGCTCCCTGCTCGGCCCCAAAGACGTAAAGTACGCTAACCCGGGGCTTGCCGAAGCGGGGGCAATTGTTGACAAGGTTGTAGCCAAGGATCGCGGTGCCCTCGACAGGATTCGCGCAGCGGCGGGTGGTTTCCTTGGCCTTGAGACGCAGTCGGTAGACCGGTTCGCACCGCTTGATCGGATATCCAAGGGGATGGAATCGCTCAAGGGCTCGCAGATGATGTACGACCTGCGCATGTACGACCAACGGATGAACTACACCGCGCAGTCGGTTGCCAATGGGGCGCTTCAGCGGATTGCCATACAGCGCAAAGACGGGCGCACAGAGTATGTTGTCGAGAGCGTTGACGGAGCCAACATCAAACAGGTTGTGGACATCCTGAAGAAAGCCCCTGCTGGCAGCCCTGCTGCGGCCAACCGCTTGTTCACAATGTATCTGGCTGGTATCCGTGCCAAGAACAAAGGCTTCGATACGCTGCACTTTGGTGATAAGCTGACAGAGGCGCAGCTTGACATCACTATGGCACGCATCCGCGCTACGCCCGGGCTGGAGGAGAACTTCAAGCAGGCCCGTGAGGTGTACAACGAGTACAACCGCAACATGGTCGGCTTCCTCGCGCAGTCGGGGGCCATATCGAAAGAGCACGCAGCACGGCTGACCAAAGAGAATGACTACATTCCCTTCTATCGGGAAAAGGGCGGCGTAGCGGAACTCCTCATCGGCGGCGAGTCACCCATTCGGATTGGCAGCGTTGCCGATCAGCCGTACCTGCACGAGTTGGTTGGCGGCGACCGTCCAATTCTGGACTTCCTGACAAGCTCAGTGCAGAACACTGCGCTGATCACAGACATGGGGTTGCGCAATCTGGCAACCAAGAACTCCATGAACGAGCTTGAGGACATGGGGTTGGCGCAGATTCGGCAAGGGCCCGGTACGGCGAAGCCAAAGATTGTGCGGTTCAAAGTCGATGGTTTGGATTACCACGCCATTGTCGATACAGATGCGAAGACCGGCATTCCCGCAGATCTTCTGGTCAAGGGCATGCAGGGTATTCCGACCCAGCTTCCCGCACTTGTCCGGGCGCTGGGGATGCCGGCTACATTCCTTCGCCGCGCCGTGACGCTCAGCCCCACGTATGCCGCACGCCAGTTATTCCGAGACTCGATTGCCGCTACGCTCTTGTCGGGCGCGGACATTGCCCCGGTTCTCGGTGCGCTGAAAGAACTTGGCAAGTCTGCTACCAAGTCTACGCTGGAGAAGCGTGGCATCACAGGCGGGCAAGTTTTTGCAGGCAGCAGCAGCAGCGAGGCCATGACCAAGATCTTGAACGACATGTTGTCGGGCAAGGGCAACCTCGGATCGCTGATCGCAAAGGCCGAAGCGCTCAACATGGAAGCCGATGCTGCCACCCGCCGCGCACAGTACAACAGCTACATCAAGCAGGGGTTGTCGGAGATGGAGGCTACGCTGATGGCGTTGGAGTCCATGAACTTCAACAAGCGCGGTGCGTCACCTAGCATCCACATGGCGAACGCGTTGATCCCGTTCTTCAACTCGCAGATTCAAGGTCTGAACGTGCTGTACAAGGCGTTGACAGGCAAGCTGCCGTTTGACAAACGCCTGAAGATTCAGGAGAAGCTGATCACTCGCGGTGCGCTTATGTTTGGTGCGTCCTTGGCGTACGCTGCCATGATGCAGGATGACGAGGCCTACAAGAACGCCACGCCAGAGCAGAAGTACGGGAACTGGTTCATACGCATTTCCGGTATTGATGAGCCCATCAAGGTTCCAATTCCATTTGAGGTGGGTTACTTGTTTAAGGCGCTGCCTGAAGCAATCTACAACTCGCTGGCAAATGAGCATGGGTCGGAAGAGGCGTTCAAGGCGCTCAAGACAATCGTGCTGCAAACGGTTCCCGGCGGCTCCTCTTACTTCATTCCGCAAGCGCTCAAGCCAGCCATTGAGTACGGGATGGGCAAGTCGTTCTACACCGGACGGGACACGCTGTCTCGCCGGGAGCAAGCGGTGCTGCCCGAGCAGCAGTTCCGCGAGGGCAGCAGTGAGATTAGTAAGATGATGGGCTCCGGGCTCGGGCTGTCGCCAATCAAGATCGAGGCGCTGGTAAGCGGCTACACCGGCACGATGGGTCTGGCACTCATGCAGACGCTCAGTACGGGTGTGCCTACCGGGGAGTCGCCAGAGAAGACCACGAAGCGTTTGTCGGACATGCCGGTGATCGGCAGTTCGTTCCAGCCCAACGATGCCGGCGGCATCATCAACGCTGTGTATGAGCGCATGGACGATATCAAGAAAGTCAAGACCACCGTTGACCGCATGCTGTCTGAAGGGCGGGTTGCCGAAGCCAAGGAGCTTGTCAGCAAACGCGCCGAAGAGTTTGCACAGTCGGGCGTGGCGGACTACTTCACATCGAACATGCAGCAGATCACCAAGTTTGAGAACGCCATCCGGGCGTCGAACCTTACCGGCGATGAGAAGCGGGCCAAGCTGGATGAGACCCGCCAGATGAAGATCCGCCTTGCGGAGATGGTGCGCAAAGCAACGGACGAGGCTAAGTCAATCGACTGAACCAGACGCCGATCAAGCCACCCCGAATGCCCGGGGTGGCCGTAGCCCTTATGCGGTAGGAGAGCGCGTCACGCAGCCCCGCCTCAATGACCGGGGTGGCGTCGAGGCAGGGGACAAAGAACCCCTGCCCCGGTTCAAGCTTCTCCCAAGGGAAGACTATCTTCCATACCATCGTAGCGGTCTTTCGGGATGCTGATGTGCATCACATTTACCCTGAGTGACGGGCCGTCAGTGTACGCCAGCATATCCTTCTTGACGCCGAAGCGCACGTTGTACCCCTCCTCCGACATAGCCCCAAGCTGCCGGCGGAAGTCTGAGAACCCAAAGCTCATCGACGCGCAGTGCTGCTTGAGTATCTGCTCCTCCACGAAGTACTCGACAAACCCCGCGTGACGCGTACCGTGCTCAATACGGGCCATCACCGTGTTGCGCGTGCTGGTCTTGCCAGTCACATCGCGCCCCATCTCAGCCAACAGTTTGTTGTGGGCGTCTTTGCGCACGACCACAAACCTGCCATAGAACTCCCGGGTAAAGGTGTTGAGCACATCCTCGGCACTGCGGGCTGACTTCACGTGTGCTACCCGGGCGTCCACCACCAGCGCCTTGAGCGCCTTGATCACGGGCTTGAGCGGGATGTCCATCAGGCCGGCGTAGCTGGTGCCGATCAGGATGCCCGCCGCCACCGTTGACGTACAGGCCGCATGCCAGTAGCGCTCTTCATCTGTGAAGCCAAGCATTACACGTAGCTCCTCGTGGGTGCGCAGCCATACCGTACGGGCGATGTCTTGGTTCTGCACCAACCACCGCACCCACGCCTCGCCGGCCACACCGTAGTTCCGGCGCAGTTCCTTGAGCGTCAAGCGCTCACGCTCGCTGAACTCCAGTTCCTTGGAGGGCGTCCACTCCAGCATACGCATCATCTCGCCGTGCGAGGAGTGCTTGCGGGCCCCCGTCAGGATGTCGGTCATGTGGGTGTTGGAGGTCAGCGTACAGGTCAGCGCCCACGTGCTGTTGTTGATGCGCTCCTTGTTCGTACCCGACTCCATGCGCTCCTTGCCTTGCCCCTCAGAGATGTCGAAGATGAACGCTGGAGCCCACTCCGTATCGTTGCGGGTCTTGGTAGTGATCTCATCGATCAGGAGCGGCATGCTGTTGAGCAGTCCAGCACGTTGCTGCATGGCAACCGGCGATGTTCCCTTGCCTGTGCGGTAGCGGATGGGGTGCCCCCAGACGCCGGCCTTCAAACTGAGCGTGAGTGACTTGCCCGTACCAGAACCCGTTGAGCCGATGTGCCAGACAAAGCCCTCGTAGTCCGAGAACTGCATGAGCGGCGAGCCGAAGCTATCCAGACAGAGCGCCAGCATGGTGTCCATCTTCTTGTCGATCAGCAACTGCCACGGCTTGCGCCAGCCCTCGATGGTGCCCTTGCTGTTGGTGCCCCGGTTGATGTTCTCCAGCCCGGGCATGGGCACCGGGATCTCGGTGCCGTCGCGGCGGAACACGCGGTTGTTGTAGACGAAGGAGCGATCCTTCTGCCAGCCGAATTGAATAGGAACGTCCACCGCCTTGCGCAACAGCGCGGACTCCTCGATGCAGGCCCGCACGTAGTTATAGAGATGCCCGTCCATGACGGCTCCCCGTGCTGCGTAGATGTTGTGTGATGCTAGACATTTGATTAGCTCCTCTTTTGATACTGCCGCTTTGCTCGGCATGATGACGGGGGTGTACTCGGTCAGCTTGGACTCGCCAGTCTGACCTATCTTCTTGATTGCCATCAGGTGGGCATAGTGCTCCTTCTCATCCATACGCAGCATGTCAACAACGAACAGGTCGTACGGTAGTACCGACACCTGTGTCTTGATCTCCACGCCCGTAGCGTCCTTCTCCTTGATGTCCACGAACACGCCGCCGTTCGCCCCGTAGCTGAAGTTGCGCGGTGGGGTTGGGCGCGTTGCTTTCCTAGTGCGGATGTTCTGCGGTGTCGATGCCTCATCTGACTCCTCTGTCAGGTCGTCCTGCAGGTACTCCGCGTCTACGTCTACCGTGGTGTCGATGCCTGCTTGCAACGGGATCTCGATCTCCTTCTCCCGGTTGTCGGTGCGTACCTCCCGGCCCAGCGCCAGCGCGTTGGTGATCTGGCCCCAGTGCGGACACTTAGGGCACACGCCCGGGTTCTCGCTGTCCATCTTGATGCAGGGATAGGGCCCCTTGATCTCGGACAGCTTCTGGTGCATGCGGTCAATGGTGTACGGGTGCAGTGCGGTCAGCTTGGTGGAGTGCTCCAGCCCGTCTTCGCACACCTTAGTCCACGACAGCAGCCCGCGCCACAGCGGCTCCATACCGTCTTGCTCAGCGTTCTTCATGTAGAACTCAAGCTGCCCGCAGCCCATACTCTTTTCGGACTTCATCCAGATGGGCTCGAAGCGCGTGACGCTGTTGCTCATCATGGCTTCTGCTGCTGCGGACTTTGCCGTACGTGCTTTGCTGGGACGGGTTCCGGGCAGATCTACACTGGTTGCCACGAACGCATTGCTGACCGGCGCAAACGCCTCTGTCAACATCCCCCGCACTGTCGCACCCAAGCGCTTCAGATCGATGGGCCCGCTGCCCTGCGCGAGGAACTGCACCGGACGGGGCGCGGGATACTTAGCCTTGAAGTTGAACGTGTTGGGTATGCGCAGCATCCGTGCGGCGTCGGCGGTGACCGTCTGGTCAATGGTCAGGCCCTCCTGCTTGCACAGGCGTTTGAAGTTCTCCGCTATTGGCTTCCATGTCGCGATGTCCACGGGTGCGGTCAGCACCCAGTAGCAGTGCAGCCCCCCACCGGAGCCGACGAGGTGCGGCGTGCCGAACTCGTCCAGTCCCGTCTTCTCCAGAAACTCCGCCAGCGCCAGCGCTGCGGCCTTCTTGGATGCGTAGCCGTCCATGTCGATGAAGATGGCCTTGATGTAGGCCGCGTTGGCAGCCTTGCGGCCCCCCATGTTGTCTTTGAATGTTGCCAGTGCAAAATAGATATCGCGCTTTCGTTCAAGCCAGCGCTTGATCGTGGGCTTAACCGCCGCGACACCGTCAATAAACACGTGCTCTTTTTTTGACGAGCTTAGTTCCGCCGCACAGTACCACCCGTGACCCGGAGACGGCAGAACATCCGCTAGAAACTCAAGCGGTTTCATTGCGTTCCTTGGGTTATTTCAGGTCGTCGAGCGTTTGCTCTAGGCGCGTGATCAACTCCGCAACCCATTCGGGCGTAAGCTGTGCGGGGCCGGTCAGCCATGCGTACCGCACAAGCTCCTCAAGACTCAAGTTCTCAGGTCGAATTCCTTGCATATCTTCCCCCACGCTTCTTCAGCAGTCTTGGACGACTGCATACATTCAATGACACGCGTAACCGCAGGGCGGTACGCAACGAATACTTCGCCGCCTTTCATCCAGTTGTAAACGGATTGGCGGGTAGCGCCAGTCGCTAACGCGATCTTGACGGCGGGCAAGTCAAGGAACACAGCCCAGCGCCCGAGGCGGGGGCCAAGGGTCAGGGGCTGCGCCTTGATCAGCGCAATGAGGTGCGGTTGGTAGGCCATAGAAAAAGAGGCAGCGCGTGGCTGCCCCTAGCCCTTACTCGTCGTCCCAGTCGCGGACCATGTCGGCCAACGCACTCTTGGCCGGAGCCGTGGGTTTCTTGGGGGCTTCTTGGCGCACCACAGGCTCTTCCGGCTCTTCTTCCGCTACTGGTGCGGGGGCAGGCTTAGACTTCTTGGGGGGCTTGGGAGGCGGTGGGGGCGGAGCCTCTTCTTCCTCTTCTGCCACAGGCGGTGGGGCCGGCTTGGTGCGTGTGGGGGGCTTGCCCATCAACTCGAGGGGCTTCGACACTACGTTGTCCATCTTCGCCACGGTCATCGTGATGGCCTTGAGCGCGGCATCAGACTCCGCCTGCTCAATGATGTCGTCGTACTCAGAATCAGTCAGCCAGCGCTGCGCCTTGAAGAACAGCTTGGGGCTCTCCGACTGGGTATCAAACCGCATGCGGGTGACAACAGCCTCGGGGTTGATGTTCTGCGCGACCAACCAGCGGGCGTATTCCTGCAACGGGCGGTTGTCCCCGTCTGCTTTGCCGAAGATGGACGTAGCCGGCAGCGCCAACTGCATCACGTTACCTTTCATATCAGTCTCGAGCACCACAGCCAGACGCTGCTGGTAACGGCACGCACGACTGTTGCCTTGGCCGGAGCCCGCGATGTTCTTGGGGCACTCGGAGCAGCGCGAAGATTGCTTGTTGGCAGCATCGTCGCTTGGCTTGTCGCCATCAGGTGACCAGCAGTCTGGGCCCGACACGCTTTCGGAGTCGTAGGCTTTGGCGTAGAACACCCGCGCCACTTTAGGAGCCGCCTTGACCAGCACAACGTCCAGATGCCGGTCATCGATAGCCGTGATCTCCTTGCCGTTGTTGACCAGACGAAACACGCCGCCTTTGATGCTGACGCGGAACCCACCGCCACCGCCCCCCGCGAGGGATTTAGCCATAGCAGACAACTCGGCTTTGCGAGCGAAGGCCGGCACTTGGCCGGGGTTGAAGAGAGCGACATTACTCATTTGATTTTCCTTGGTTACTTGGTTGGTTTGCGCACGCTGATTGCGTACTCGCTATTGCTGTTGAGACCCGGCGGCACGAGGGTCGGATTTTCCTGCAGGAAGGTAGCCATGTTGGTCTGCGCGATGCGCTTCTCCAACAGATCGAGGGCGTCATGCTCCTTCATGAACTCCTTGAACGCGTCCCAGTCTTGGGTCGAGTAGCGGGTCTTCGTTGAGAGGATGACGGTGCCCTCCGCCGTGTTGACGGACTTCACGCCAAGTGCCAGCATCTGGTCTTTCAAGGCAGTCTTAACAACTTCCTGCTGCGCCTTCAGCACTTCGACTTCCGTCTCATAACCGGCGGTCAACTGCTGAATCTTTGTCTGCATCTTGCGATACACCCGGGCCAACTTATCCATCGGGATAGTGACCGCTTCATTGTTTTCTGTCATTTATTTCTCCTGTTATTACCTGTCAGGTTTGTTAAACCTTTGACAATCATACACCTAGTTTTGCTTTGTGAAGTAGTCCTTTCAATTATTTTTAATCTCTTGGTTGAACAGCCCGACAAGCAACGCATGCTCACCAACCTTGCCTGCCATTGCCTTGAACATCCGCACCTCAATTGGGCTGCTTTGGATGTGCACGACGGTCACTTTATCAGAGTTCTGCCCCTTGCGGTCAGCCCGCGCAATGCACTGCAGGTACATCTCAACGCTCATCAACGGCCCATAGAACACAACCGTGTCGGCGGCAGTCAGCGTGATCCCGTGTGCCGTAGCTTGCGGCTGCATGACCAGCACGCGCACGGCGTCGGTGTTCTGAAAGTCGTTGATGATCTGCCCCCGCTTGGTGGCGTTCACATCCCCATGAATCTGTGCGTTGGGGATGTGGTTCTTGGTCAAGTGCGCGGTGATCGTGGTAATGCTGGAGCGGAACATGGCGAAGATGATGACCTTGCGGTCAGTCTCATCGAGGATCTCCATCAGCACCTTCATGCGCGGTGCGGCGTCGAACTCCACTGTCTCTTTGTCGTCTGTGTACGCAGCGCCGGCAGATATCTGCAGGAGCTTACTGACGGCGACACCCGCATTGACCGCCGAGATCGTCTCGCCGGCTGTCTGGAACAGCATCTGTTCTTTGAGCAGCTTGTAGTACTTGGCCTGCTGTGGCGACAGCGGCACATCCCGCGTAACAGTCACAACCGGAGGAAGGTCAAGGCACTGCGCTTTGGTGAAACGTATGGCCGGCTGCAGCACCTCGTGCACCAGCCGCTTGGACTCGGGCTTGGGTGCCCACTTGAACGTGGTGATCTTGTTCATCACCTTGTCGCGCCATGCGGTTGCAAACTTCGGTACCCCCGATGGGTTGACCAACTTGGCGAGGCCGTACGCATCCACGGGCGTCTGTGAGGCCGGCGTGCCCGTCATCATCCACAGGTAGGTGTGCGGGCGGATGATCTTAGCCAGAGACTTCCAGCGCTGTGTGCTGGGGTTCTTGTACGCGTTGCAGTTATGCACTAGCCAATGGTCGCCAACAAAGTAGTTAGGTGTGCCTTCAATTTCAAGGTTGTAGACAGGGACTGCACTTCCTTGTTCGTGATGCGAAACACTGACCACCCGAGCTCCGCCAGTTTGGCTTCCTTCTTCCGATCTTGCATCTGGCGCACTGTTGCCGTGTGGCTGCTTCCACCCACTTCCAACCCCATCTTGAGGTGCGGCCACGCGAAGTCGAGCTTGTAGTTCGTAGGAAAGCCTTGCTGCCTCTTTCCCAACGCTACGGGGAAGTTCCATACCCAACCCACAGGTAAGACCTCGGAAATCAACCACTCCATCGGCGTCATCCCCGTACCATTGCCGCCCCGTACCTGCGGTTTGTGCCCCTTGGCTTTCGCCGCTGCCGACAGCTTGGCTTTGTGTTCGTCCGACTTCGGTTTGATGGGCTTGCCCCGGTGCTCGGGCGGCATGTTGCAGAAGTAACTCTTGTTGGGGTTCAGTAAGTGCCACCTCTTCCGTGCGCAAGATTTTGAGCAGGTCAACCCAAGGGGTCGGTTGTTCGCCATACCCCACTGCACCCGGGAATGCTCGCGGCGATATTCTTGCCCGCAGACAGGACAACTCAACACCAGATATAAGCCGTCTTCCCGCAAGATTTTTGGCACACACCCAACCGGCGTCAGTAAAGAATGGGTGCTCTGGAGTGCATCGGATTGTTTTACCAGTTCCAAGTTTGACCTCAACAATCTGTTTAGCGGTATTGCGTACAAGCCTGTTTATACCCATTACTCCAGCAGATGTCAAGACCGTATCTCCGGCTTGCAGTTGTTCTATGGGCCGTCTGCCTTGTGGAGTAGCCACCAACGTGCCCGCCACGAAGCACTCATCGACGATGACCAGATCAAATCGCCCGTCATTGTTCACCTCATCAGCGATCAGGTTGAGCCCCTCATAGTTGGCAATCACTAGCTCGTAGTCACCTTGAACAAGCTCGACACGGCGCATAGCGCTGCTGTGGTGTGCGACCACCGTGCTGCGGTGCATCACGCTGTTGTTGATGTCGCCTACCCATGCAGCGTGCATGATTGAAAGAGGGCACAGGATCAGCACCCTGCGCACCTCACCGCGCTTCATCAGGTAGTCCGCCGCCCACAGTGCGCTGAGCGTCTTGCCGGTGCCGGGTTCGTTGAAACAGAACGCCCGCCTGTGCAGGGTGAGGAACGATGCGGTCTCGATCTGGTGCGTCATCGGGATGTAGCGCCCGGGCCAGTCGTACTTGCGTGAGATAGGCGACGGGGTGTTCTTGACGCCGAGGTTCTTGAGAACCCGCATCTCATCGAGCCCCCAGTACACCGCCACCGTGTAGCCGCCGTTGCCATGATCTTCAACGATGCGGCTCTTGGGTATGACGGTGTACTTGCCCGGGTTGCGGGTGCGTATGAGCACCGCCTTGTTGTCTAGGATTTCCATCACTTGCCGTTGTCCGCTTCGTTAGCCTTCTTCCCACGCAGCCGCAGGTTGCCGGGGGCAGTCTTGCCGCCGGCCCGCATGGGCTTGATGTGGTCGATGTCTTTGCCGGCTCGGTCTACGTTCTGTTTGTCGTAGATCCCCCGAGCCTTCTGACGCTCGAGTTGGTCTTGCGTCTCTCCGGTTTTCTTCTGCAGTTTGTATGCGTGTTTGTAGTCACGCTTGCCGTTCACTTGGGTCATGTCGTTCTCCTAATGCTTGGGGTTAAATTCACACCCGGTCACCTGACACCACTTGCATAGCGGCGTCTGTGTTGGGTTCCATACGTTGTTTGCAAACGATGCTTCCAGCCGTGCGATTCGCTCTCGGTACTTCCACCATGCAGCGTCAGCTTGATCACGCTGCATCTGCATCTTGACCATATCGTTCTTCACGATGAACAGCAACGCGCTGTTGACTTTGCGGATGTGTGGGAAGTGCGCGAAGGTCATGATCGACATCAGCACCAACTGGTCTCGATCCGGGTAGCGGTTGCCGCCCGTCTTCCAGTCGCCCACCCATGCGGTCAAGTTGTCGTCGTCCACAATCAGGATGTCCGCGATGCCACGTACCCATGCTTGCTTGGAGTTCCACGCACAAGGCTCCAGCTTTGTAGTCAGCGCCATCTCGTGCTCTGCCAGCACCCGCCCTGTCTTATGCATCATGGCGTCCACCACCGGCTGGAACTGCGCGTACTGTGGCGGGATTGGTTTGCCGTCTTTGATGTAGTGCTCGATGGCCTCGTGTACCTGCACGCCGTAGCGCGTTGCATCCGTCTCCTGAAACGGATATCTCTTGAGCACCTTCACTTCATGGTAGCGCCGAGCACAGCCTTCATAATCTTTGAGGGAGCTATGGCTCCACCTGACTTGCTGCTCAGTCATTTTTGTCGAACCTCGCGCTGTCCACCGCACCGCTGAGCTTGTCAGCAAACTCAGTCACAAACTTCTCGCTGCGGCTAAGTTCATGGCCCATCTCGTGCAGGATGGCGTGTGTCAACTCGTGCCAGAACGTGTTGCGTTCACGCGCCGGGTCTTCGTTCTTGAACACCTCAATGAGCTTACGGTCATACCAGATGCTGCCGTACATGGACTTGGGTGTTCGTTGCTTGTACTGTATTCGGTAGGGCTGCTTGCCTACCTTAACTGCCGTTGGAATTGCGTTCATGATGTTCCCTACTTCTTTGCTAGTCCGTACCTATAGTGAGCGCCACCAGCAGCGGCCAGAGGAATCCCCGGCATGTAACTCGGCTCGAGCGTCATCTGCGCGAGCACCCATTTAAGCGCGTCTTGCGCGCCTCTCTCCGGTGCAATGGCGATCAACTCGTCATGCACTGTCCCCACCACAGGGTAGCGTTTAGCCACCCGTAGCATCCCGTCTGTCATCACCACGCGGGCTGTCCCTTGTGTGACGTTGTTCGTAATCTTGCCCGCATAGATCTTGGTAGCGTCTGGCCCGTATACCCACTGGCTCCTACCGTCTTTGTCTTTCTGCTGACGGAGGTTAGGATACAGCAGACTCATGCCGCTGGGCAAAACTATTTCTTCTTTTCTGAAAAGCAGGCACTTGTGTCGGTACTCCTCACCGTCCGCCAGCGAGCGCTGGATCAGGCTGGAGCACAGTGCCCAGAACCCCACAACAGCGTGCGCCGTGGCACGATAGATGTCGACGATCTTCTTGGCTGCCACGCAGTGGATCAGTAGCTCCTGCGCGGTACAGATGTGCGGGATCTCGTTCATCTTGACTACGTTTTCGTCCCACTCAAGGAAGCGCTCGATGTAGTCGCCCGTCACGCCCAGCGTCTTGGCGAACGCCTTGTCGTAACGCTGCGGCGGGGCCCCGAGGAAGCCGACGAGCAGTTGTGCGGCGAACGATGCCCAGCCAAGACCGTACCCTGCCCCCAGCAACGCGCTCTTGGCCGACTGCCGCAAGTCCGGATGGCTCTCTTTACTCAAGTCAGGGATGTTGAACATCTGTGCACCAAACTGTGCGTAGGGGTCACCGCCTGCACGGAAGATGTCCAGCATGTCGTCGTAGTCTGCCAGCCATGCGAGGACTCTGGGTTCAATCTGCGACAGGTCACCCACCACGCACACGTGCTTCTCAGGGGCCATGATTGCCGTGCGCAGGAAGCTCCCACGCTTGAGGTTCTGCATGTTGATGGCGCTGCCCTTGCTGGCCGTCCAGCGCCCCGTGGCGGCACCGTAGTAGCTCAGTGGTACCGGCAGTGTGCCCCGGCCTGCAATGTCTAGGAACCGCTGCGCCCGTGTGCGCTCGGTTGTGGACTTGACCTTGAGCCGCGCCTCGCATAGCTGGCGCACATCTTCGTTGTCGCCGTTGAGCATCGCTTGGAACATGGCGTCGGTCTTGGCGAACGCATAGTTGTCTCCGACTGGCTCGGGCGTCTTGACCGTGGGCTGCTTCTTCTTGGTCGGCGGCTCCACACCTACCTTGCGCAGGAGTTCCGCGAAACGGGCATTGCTTGCCAGATCAGCGTCCGCTATCTGCAGCCGCTCGAGCAGCGCTTCGCGTGCCTCACGCTCCTCATGCAGTGCGTTGAACAGCATGTCCTCATCAAGCTCCAGCATCGGGCGTGTGTACATCTTCATCGTCATATCGATGAGCCGTAGTTCCTTCGCAGGGTAGCCTTTAACGAGGCGCTTGAAGATCTCCTCGCACAGGAATACATCGTGCTTGCAGTACTCCGCCAACTCTTTCTCAATCGCGGGGCCGATGTCAGCGCGTCCATCTGTCGAATAAACGGCTCGCCCTTTGGGGGGAAGGCCAAAATCTGCCGCAAGTTTGGCGAGACTGTTGCCAACCTCAACGCCTCGGAGAGCGCGTGCCATCGATAGCGAATCGAAGATGAAGCAGGGGTGTACTCCGTATACCCATTCGAGAATCGAAACATCGAATTGGGCGTTATGCGCAAGGACTGCTGTCTTAGTCCAGTCGTAGGTCGATAGGACTTGAGGAAGCGCATCGCTTCCATACCACTGAGTGACTGCACTGCTTCCGTACTCGCGTATACAGACTCCGAATGCCTTGAACCGTATGTCACGGATGTACTCCTCCGGGGTCATTTTGGACAGCGTGTACTCCTTGCTGTCCCAGCGTGTTTCAAAATCAATTGTCAGCAGTGTTGTGTAAGGTGCGCTCATTAAGGATTCCTCTTAGTTCGTGGATGTTTGCTTCGTTGATCACGACGGCTACGCCGCCGGCCGCTCGAATCTTTGCAAGGTGCGACTCTTGCAGCGCGGTGGTCTTGCCCTTGCCAGCCTTGGCTTCTATTGCGATGAAACTGCCTTGGCTGCAGACAAGGAAGTCAGGCACTCCGCTGTTGCCGTAGCCTGTGCCGATGGGCATAGCAAAGTACGTGTGGCTGTCTTCAAGGATCTTTCGAATGCGCTTCTTCACAAGCGCCTCTGGCGTGTTTGCCATAGATGACTCCAGTGGGTTAATAGGTGAGGGGGGAATGTAGATTCCACGCCCCCTCGGTTCGTGGTGGGGGAGTGACAGTGCGTCAAACAACTGCTGTCGGGCTACGCACTGTCGCAATCTAGGGCCACATATACAAGGCGGTTGTCTAGACTACATCGATGGCCCGACTCAAAACTCTTCGCGCAGGACTTCCAACAGCTTCTCCATGTAGTGCTGCCCCTTGGCAATCTCCTGCGCGTTCTGGTCTTTAGCACCCATCCGCATGATGTACTTGAGCGCACCTCCGCGGTAGTAGCCGATCTGCTGTTCACGGGGCCATGTGTCCACCACATCCCACGGCTGCACACCCATGTCTCGGTAGTGCGTCCCCGCCACTTGGCGGTCACTTGCAAGCTCACTCATTGCTTCTCCTTCTGTCGTTCTCTGTATCGTTTCGATATCTCTGCTCGGGTCATCTTGGCCCGAGGCCGGTTGGGGAAGTTGCCTATGCCATAGACGGGGGTTGCGTCTCGCCCAAGCGAGTCCGGTAGCCAATCCATGACATATATAACGCCCCCGGCTTTGAGCGCCCGCAGCCACTCTTGGGCTGTGACCAAGTGTACACCAGTATGGCTACTGAGTTGTTGTGCCGTCACTCTTCCTTGCATCAAAAGCTGCATCGTTTGCGTCAGGACAGCGTGGCTGACCTTAACTCTATGTGGCTTTATCATGCTTGGCTTTTTCTATTTGTTCTCTGATCCCCGGAGTGGGGATCAAAGTTTCTTGGGTTGTGAACCTGTGCAGGTTGGCGCACTCGTAACGACGGCGCACCCCGTCCGGGTTTGCCCGAGTTTCCAAAACTTCTGCGTACCTGTTGCACGTTGGGCACTTCATCGGTTGTCCCTGATCATCTTCACTACATCATCCACCGTCAGGCCAAGCTCGGCCAAGTCAGCGGGTCGAATAAGCAGCTTAGTCGGCTTCAGCTTTATCGGTTCATTGGACTGCTCCAGCATCTGCCGAATCTCTTTCAGTGCCTGTGTAATACTAGCTTCCGTGAGTTCAGATGTGTACGGCAGTTTAGCCATGATTCTTCTCCTTGAGTTTGGCTTCAAGCCGGTCGATAAACTTGCGGGTGTAGCCCTTGATCGGCGTATCCCCCCAGCCCCCAATGATTTCTTTTATCTCATCATCCGTCAGCCCTACCCACGGGCGTTTCGGCTTAAGGCGTTCGTACCACGGTTTACGCTTTCCGATATCGTATATCTCGTAGCTCATGCTTTCTTCTCCTTTGCTTCAACTGCTTCATCCCGCCGGCGGTCGCTCTCCGACTCTGCGGCGTCTAGGAGGATATCTTCCGCTTCTTCAAGCGTGATTCCGTCTTGCTCGGCAAGATGCCGGATTCTTTCTCGCATATTCATTTCGATTCCTTTATTTGTGTAGTCTGCGCCTCTTGCTAGCAAGTATTCCAGGTGCGATGCAAGCAGGCGAAAGCGGCTCATGGCTTCTTTTCCTTCAGTTTTACGCAGTCCTTGCAAACAAACTTGAAGAAGCCCGGTTGCAGGGACTGGTGCCCACCCAACGGAGATTTATCTTTCTGGCAAGCCCAACACAGTTTCCGCTTTCGGTTCATGTTACTTTGCAGGTTGTTCATGTCTTTTGTGGCAGTCAGGTTGCTGGCAATTAGCCCGAATGCACTCATGGTTTCTTCTCCTCAATCTTTTTTACCCGTCCCATAAAAGTATCCTCGCCGGTGTCGCCAGAGTACAGCCATTCGGCTTCCTTTGCCAGCTTCGCTGCGTAGTCAACCAGCGCAGCAATCTCCGCAAGTTTTGCTGCTACCTGCGGCTCCCAAGTGCCTACTTTCCAGCCAGCGACTACTTGCCCCTGCTGAGACAGCATGTACCGCAGATCGTCGGCAAACTCATGCATACGTGCGTATGCGTAATTAAATGATCCTCCACTCATGCTGCCACCTCGTAATCTTTAAACACACTCCCAAGGGACGCATTGCCAACCTTGCAGGGCAGAACCCATACGTTTTTACCGTTGCGTAGTCTGCGGAGGTGGCCCCGTCTGTCGTGCAATCTTGGTGATGCATGGGAGCCGCCTTGTGGCTCTGACTTGGACTGTTTCGGGCCAATAATGACCGTATGCCAGTCGTAAGTGGGCGTTTTACCCATTGCAATCTTGCGCTGGTTTGTCCACGTTTTGGGTAACGTTGGAGTGTGCAACTCGCAAGGTCTAGACAGTGATTCGTACCACTTGGATAGCAAGCCAAGAATTGCTTTCGCAACATCCTCGTCCATCTGTTCATTTTCATCTGCTGGCCCATACCGCACCATATCACCGTCTACGATGTAAACAAGCATTGGGTAGTGTGTGGGTCTTTGCCCATAGGGGCCTTTCCAGAGCGTGACAACAACGCCTTCCTCCGGGTCTGTGCCATTGACAAACATCATCATGTCGTAAGCAGCGTGGTTTCTGGATGGCCCTCTGTACACCACAAGGCACTTGTCAAACGGTGGTCGGCACTGTATCAGCGGATCATAAAACGCATGGTCATCCATTGCGTTGGAAATGTCAAAAAACTGTAGCTCGCATGGGTCTAGTCCTCCATCAACAACCAGACTCATGGCGTCCCTGATTGCTTGCGTTGTCATTTCGTTTTCTCCAGTGCAATTTTCGCCAGACTCCGCAAATGGCTTACGCTGAAAAAATCGCTGTCGTGTTTGATGCTTTCCAGCGCTTCCCGCAACACCCTATTCACGCACCCTGCGCGAGTGCAGTTGTTGTGGCAAGAGTGAACGTCGTTTACCAACCGATCCCGCTCTGCACGCAGCTTGTCAATCAAGTCTGCCGCCTCTTGCACGTAGTTCGCGCCTTCGCTCACGTAGATGCGCCTCAAGCGTTCAGTGATGTCAGTCATTCAAACGTCCCTCCGTGTTGCGCCCAGACGGCAGCTTTGTTTGCAAGAAAAAATGCTTCGGCGCAGTTAAGCCGGGACGACCTGATGTACAGGTTCCCGTCCTCGTCGTAGCCACAGATCAGCACATCTTGTAGGTGCTTGGCTTCCGCATCTACCAGCGCAGACTCCAGCGCCTGTTGTGCGGTCATTGTGGTAGCTGGCGGTAGCCTGATTAGGTTGGTCATGTCTTTCCTTGATGTTTGATCCTGCCCACGCCCGGCTCAAAGTACCGGGGCGAACTCGGGTACGGTGGAGCGCCCTCCATGTGCCATGTCCACCAAAACTGTTTCCTTCGTTGGCGCATCGTCATTTTGCGCCCCCACAGATTTCACGCAACTTTATTTTCTGTGCATCCCTTGCCGCAACCCCTGCCTCAACCCCTGCCGTAGCCCATGCCGTAGCCCTTGCCGCATCCTCTGCCGTAGCCCATGCCGCAACCCCTGCCGCAGCCCCTGCCGCATCCTCTGCCGCAAACCTTGCCGTAGCCCTTGCCGCATCCTCTGCCGCAAACCCTGTCGCAGCCCTTGTTTCGTCCCATGCCGCTGTCAGTTCAACTTGCGTGGCCGCACCCGTTGCAAACCGCTCCGCAACATCCAGAGCCGCAATGCTGCGCGGGTCAGTCATCAAATGTTGCACTTGTCTTGCGCACCACACTGCGTAGAGTCTGATCTCCCTGTCATGGCCCTTAACTGCACGCAGGCACCACAGTGCATCGTCCAACCCGTTGCTATCAAGAATGGTTGTGATTGCCAGCGGCTCGTCGTCGGCCTGCGACTTGCCGAGATGCGCCAGCAGCTTGCGCCAGCCATCTGGGCACGGGCTGTGCGCCCTGATTTGATTCAGTGTTGTTTTCATGTCTTGCTTCCCTTGATGCCGATGTCATGCGCGGCTTCAATGGCCCGGGCAAAACGCTCCAGACCCGGCCATCCTTCCGACAGTGGTTCGGCTGTGTTTGTGCTGGTAAAGCATTCGCGCAGTTCATCATCCGTCAGCGGCTCGGCCACTGCTGCCCCACGATCAATCAGGACTTGTGCAGCCGCCGACACCGCCGGGTCGAGAGCAGTGGCTACGTGCCATTTGATCAGTGCGTCCAGCGCTTCGTCTGCGCAAGAAAAACTCTCGGCCGTCCCCATCATTGTGCAGATCAAGGCGTTGTCAATTGCTTCTAGCCAAGGGTTCTGTTGGGCAAGCTCCTCGGGCCTTGACTCACGCCCCTGATAGGGGAGGTGGTCGAGCGTGTCGAGCGATGCTTGGCGCTTTGAGTCAAAGCCGGTCATTTGTATTCCTCCCGACGCCTGTTAAGCCGATCAATCCGAGCTACGTTGTACGCCACCACCGACTGCGCATACTCAACGGCTGTCTCGGCCTGCAGTCGATCGAGGTGTGCCTCGGCAAGCTCCGTTGCGATGACTTCCAACGGTGTTGGCTTGCGGAACAAGTTCCGGAAGATGGTAATTAGCTGGTTCATTTCGACTCCCTCTCGATGGCTGCCCGCACGCGGATCAGCAGGTTTTGGTACGCGATGCGCTCCTCGATCAGGTCACCCTGATCGGCTGGTGGGATGTGCTGGCGCTCGGTGTGTACGTCGGCCAGCGCGCGCTCAAGTGCCACGCGCAAGACCTCGAGGTTCTTTCCATTTATCTGCATTCGCTTTCTCCTGTACTACTTCCTCTGGCGTAGCGCAGATGTGCGCCTCATGCGGACACAAACCCAACGTGCCGAAACACGTTGATTTTGCGCACGCTGCCATCGGGCTGCGGCTGCTCGACCGACTCACGCACTGAGAATGCATACACGGGCTGGATACCCTGATCAAGCACTGCCCCCTCCAGGCAGCTCATCATCCAGGGTGCTCCGCCGATCATTGCGCTAACCGGGTGCGCGTCAAATGCCGTTGCCGCCAGCATGGCGATGTCGGCGCACCGCGCCTCTATCTCCTGCCGGGTTGGCAGGGTGTTGACGGTAAGCAGTGCCTGCACTGCTTCGCGGATTTCGGTGGGCAGGTCCACCACACCGGCAGAGAGTTGCTCCGGGCTTGCCGGATGCTGCGTTAAATTTAGTATCATCTTGAAAACTCCTAAACTAGCTAACTAACCACCGGTGAACCGCACCGGCACGGATTTGTCGGAACCCCCAGTTAATTACACAGCCAGCACAGCGTCCAGTGCACGCTGCTTGAGGTCAGCGCCCGGGCCCCACTGCGATGACACGAAGCGGTTCTCATGCGTACGTGCCCGAGAGAACCAATCCGCGTACTCCGTCACGGCGTTGATGTAGCCCCACGCCGTACCCTGCACGCCCTCAAGGAGCGCCCCCTTCGCCATCCCTTGGAACAGGTCGAGGATCTTGTTGTACCCCGCCGTGGCGTACACCTTGTCGCCACCTCCGAGGATGTCTGCGGTCATCTTCTCTGCCGCCTCGAGGACCACTGGCTTGTTCGCCAGCCGCACCACCTGATGCTTGAACGCTGCCCACGCCGCCTCGTTGAGCCCCATGAATTCCTTCACGGCCTCGGGGTCGAACACCGACTTGTGCGTTACCTTCATGCTGGCCGGCGCATCCTTCATCGCCATTGCCAGCGTGTTGGAGCACACCGTACGTACCGTCGTGCGCCTCACCTCAGTTGCCAGTGAACCATCAGCGCTGGTGCTGATCAGCAAGTACCCGCCGATCTTGTCCGTCACACTGGTTGGGCTTGCCTCCCCTATCTTGGCCGTTGCCCAGAACCGCCGGCCCCCGTAGATGGTGCCCGCTGCACTAAGCTCCAGCCCGCCTGCCCGGGCAATGTCGCGGAAGAACTCGATCACCTCGCTAGGCTGCACAACCTGGTACTTCTCGGACACGAGCCCGAGCGCCTTCTTGCTGTCCGAGCGGAACAGTACGTGCTGGTCAGCCATCTCCTCGAACACAGCGCCCTCGTCGCGGGAGACAGCGTAGCGCACCTTGCTACGCTGGATGCGCCAGTCCATACCCGACTGCTTGCGCCACTCCTCGATGCTCGCCCCCATAGGCATCGCTTGGCCGAGACCGTGCCACGGCAGGCCGTCCCGCTCGAGGTATGCGAATTCGACTTGACCGTCTTGCTTGATGCTAAGTTCGTGTGCCATTTAAATACTCCAAAAAAGTTAATAAGAAAGAACGCGGTAACGAGAATACCACAGATTCCTGACCGCTAACAGAAACCTGTGGGGATTTTTTTAGGTGGTTGTGGCTTTCATCATGGCCGCTGCTTTAGCGGCGGTTGGTTTCTCGATCTCCCTGTTGCGGGTGGTGACTCATGAGTAATCCGCGCCCGACAAAATACCATCGTCAATGGCGCGCCCGATCCGGCCCCATGCCGACGACTCGCAGTCGTCGGCCAAGTCCCGTAATACGGCGGCGACCGTCGCCAAATTTCGGATCGCAATCTTGCGCTCGGCATAACCACCAGAGTTGCCGTCCCACTTGATGTATGGGCACACGACAATGATCTTGTCGGTGTATACGCGAGCCGTGTACTCGCAATTGTCGTAAATGCCGACTTGGCAGTCAAAAGTGATTGTTTTCATGGTTTCATTCTCCAGTTAACTACCGGTGAACCGCACCGGCACGGGTTGTTCTCCTTTAAGCGCAGACGATTGCTCTGGTTTCCTCGCGCACGACACGCTCGGTCACGCCTGTCACGACGATGCGACACAGGGGGCTGTCGCTCTTCACGTATGCGTAGATGGCTACGCTGAGTGACAAATCGCCCACTTGGCGCTCGAAACGGAAGTCCTTGTTGGGCGCGTCGTCCGTGTACTCGTTGACCTGCACCTTCCACTCGTCGCCCACGAAGCGCTCGAGTACGCGGGTCAACTTGGGCACCTTGAACGATGCCAGATCGCGCATCGTCGTGCTGATGTAGACCGTGCCCCCGTACATGGACAGCGATATCTCCACGTACTTGCGCTGGGCGGGGGGGAATGCCTCGAACGCTGCCTTTACCGCCGGGTGCTTGAGCAGCACCACGCGGTCAGTCGTGCGCTTGATCTCAGCGCGGACGTTACGTGCTGCCTTGGCGGCTTGCTTGGTGAATATTGACATGATGAAAACTCCTAAACTAGCTAACTAACCACCGGTGAACCGCACCGGCACGGATTTGTCGGGAGAACCGTTCTCCCGAGTTATTCTTTGTACGTATGCCCCTTGACAATGTTCAGTCTGTCTATGCTCCCTTGGTTCGGCGCTACGTACCCGTCCATGACGAGCGGCTGCGCCTTGTTGAGCAGCAGGGGCACGTTCTTCATGCGCATGAGAACGTCCGCCGGAACCTCAGACCACAGCGTCTGCAGGTTGCCCATGACAGGCGTTCCAAGTAGGTCTTCCCACGTTGTGGCGGGGTCGAGCGGGGCCTGTATCCGCGCATTGAGCGTGCACCGGGCTCGCAGCACTGTCAGCGCAGCCTGCAGCGCGGTCAATGCGCCCATCAGAACAGCGGGTGCTTTCTTTTTGTTGTGGTAGCTGATGCGCCGGGTCAGTATCAACAACTCCTCGCTTAAGCGAGCCCTCACATGTCCCCACGGTGCGGCTTTCCACTTGTCCCATCGGTTTGCCACGGCAGCGCTAATCTTGGCGCTTGCCTTCTTGCGCTTGAGCGCTACGTCGATATTGACCCGGGCCAACGATGCCTTGCCATCGTAGGCGGCTAGATACATCTCGGGTATCGTCATAGCGTTGGGCTTGTAATGCCCCGGCTGGCACTTGGCGCAGAACTTCGACTCGACGGTGGCGAGTCGATCCCCCTTAAATTTCTTGGGCTGATCGTCCTGATTGCTCATGCCAAGGTACCCTCGGGCCGCAGCCTGCGCTCGGGTCAACGTGCGGCGGAAGTGCTTGGCGAGTTTGGTCTCGTGGCACTTGGCGCAACAGATGGCGTAGGCGGCAGTGACCTCCCAGCGCGTGGGAAAGGTCTCGTGATAGTCGATGTAGTTTTCGTCGCGCATAGGTACCTCATGAAAAAGAGCGTAATCATAACACACGCTTTCTAAACTACCCAGCGGTCACGGTCAGGTTACAGGGGTAAGTGTCGGGGTCGTTTCCTTTAAAATCAACGACTTAGCAAATACCGGCAGCAAATACCATCGATTTTCAGACTATCTTCACTTACCAAAAGATTAGTTTTCTTTTTTCTTTTTTCTTCAACTGGGGGGAACGGTTCTCCCGAGAAAGAAAAAACAAAAGAGAATTTCTCCTTATATATATATATCTTAAATAGGTTAGTAGTAGTAGTAGAGCAAAAATGTTATTGATTCCTAACGCTTTTTTGAGTGATCGCTACCTACGCACAGGGGGGGCAAACGGTGGGTAGAATTTTTTAGTCACTAAATAGACTGCCCAGTCACAAAATGCCCCGAAAAGTCGGGAGAACCGTTCCCCCGAGTAGTGCGGTTGCACTCCATAGGCCCCTGTCACGGGCCTACAGGCTGGAACCGCTACCTTACGCCAGATATCCATCCGGCGTCAGTAGCCGATACCCTTGATTTGATCCATGATGTAGCTCCTAAAATAGCTAACTAACCGCCGGTGAACCGCACCGGCACGGTTTCTCGGAACGACTCCCGAGTTACTTACTCGAAGTGCACAGCGCCGCTGCCGTGCACGGGTATGGCGATGCTCTTGGCCCGCAACGATGTGCCGGCGCACAGCAGACAGGTGGTGCATGTCGCCTTGTAGCCTGCCTCTTTGCTCGCAGGGCACAGCGCCTCGTGCTTGCGGTCGATCTCTGCCACGCTGCGCACTACCCTGAACGTGCGGTAGCCGTTAGACCAAGCCACCGTCGCCTGCGCCAGTGTGTCGGCACTGACCATGTAGCGCTGCGGGTCGCCACCGTTGTGGCTGTAGGCTGTGTGGCCCTTGGCCCCGAACAGCAGGTCGTCCCACACGTAGTCGGGTGCCGCAGCACCGTCGCCATAGGTGCCGATGCGCACATTGCGCCCTGCGCCTGTCATACGGCGATCTCCCGTGTTTGCGTAGTCCGGATACTTGCCAGCGATAAACTCGTTGAACACGATCAGCGGCCCTTGGCCTATGTTCACATAGCACGTCCGCTCTTCTGCGAGGGCTTTGGTGGGGTCAAGAGTCGGCGTACCCCGGTGCTGGCACTGGCCGCAGATTGACTCGTCCTCGCCGTACTTGTTGGCGTCTCGCGGGTCAATGTCTGAGCGCATGATGTAGGTCTGCAGCATGTCGCCAGTCTTCGAGTTTGCTGATTGCCATATGGCAATCACCACGATTGGCTTGCCGTCGAACAGCGACGGGCCTTGATAAAGGATTGCTCCGGGCATGATGTACTCCTAAAATAGCTAACTAACCACCGGTGAACCGCACCGGCACGGATTTGTCGGGGGAACCGTTCTCCCGAGTTATTCGATGGGGCGCAGCCAGAACGCGCCCTCCCATCCGTTGACTGTGGCGCAGAGCCAGACGGCCCTGTGATCGGACTCGTAGTCCCTGTCTTCGCTGAGATCACCCGCTTGGCACCTCCAGCGTGCCTGCGTCGTCCCATCTGCACGTGTGGCACGCAAGTGCCAGATATCGGGGTGCTCTTCATCCAGCCACGCATGCAGCGTGACAAGGTCGGCGTCTGGCCGACCTTTGATGGTGTCGAGTTTTATCGACACCCCCATGTCCGAGATACACACGTCCCCCACCTCGCACCCGGGTGCGAGGATGTGCCGGATGTGGGCGGCAAGGACTATCAGTTTGTTTCTGTTCACGATTAGCTCCTAGAAATTGCTGCGTGAGAGGGCACACAGCTAACCCGTTGTCAAAACTCGGGAGAACCGTTCCCCCCAGTTACTTCTTGAGTGCTGCAATGAGTGCAGCGCCCATGCTGGTACCGTGTGTGTCCTCGCGCAAAATTACGCTATCTAACCGTGCATCGAGCACCTCTCCAATGCGGGTGCGTCCCCGGATTGTTAACAGTGGCACATGCCTGTTGCGCGCGATAATCCGGGCAGCTGCCGTTGTCCGCGCATCGGCCCATTGTTTGATCCACACGGCGCGCAGCACCGATGCACGCATCCATACCTCGCAGTATAGGGTGCCGTTTTCGCGCGCGGCGTCGGCAAAATTCTCAAAATCGCATTGCGATTTTGGAGCCATGCAATTGCCCAAGTAATGGGCGATACGATTGCCGTTGGCATCCAAATCCGACCACACATCGCGATCCCAAACGGTCCGAGACTCGCCCAAAATAACGATCCCAAACGCGCCGATAGCTTTATCGGATGCGCATATTTCCACGCCGGACATTGCGACGGAGAGCGCGCGACTCAGCGCGATCGGGTTGCGCTGTCCACGATACGCGCCGATGCCGTGCATGGCGGTAATCATGCTGTACTCCTAAAAAGTAAGAGCGTAGCGCAGATGTGCGCCTTGAACGCCAAACAATCCCTTTGAATCAGGGCAGAGAAACTCGGGAGAACCGTTCCCCCAAGTAGTGCGGTTGCACTCCAAAGCCCGCCGCTCACGCGGCAAAGCTTCAGGCTGAAACCCCGCAAAGATCCCCACGCGCAGGATTGCACGGGGGAATTCACTGCCAAACTCGGGGGAACCGTTCCCCCGAGTCGTTCTCACTTGGCCTTAGCCATGAAAGCTTTCTTGTCGGCGGCGGACAGCTTGCCGAAAGCCTTCAGCGCCTTGTCCAGATCGGACACGGCGGACAGAGACCGGGCGGCAGCTTTCTCTTGGGCAGCGCCCGTAAGGACAGCCACCAGATACTTGACTCGTGAATCTTCCTTCGAGTCCTTCTGGAACGTCAGGCCACGTTGGCCCATCGTAGGGGCCACGCCGGCCTCGGCTACGTATGCAATTGCAAACGGGCGATAGTCGCCCGGGAGAATGCCGGCGGATGCCAGCGTTAGTTGCCAACCAAGGCTTTTTGCTTCGATGTGCTTGGCAATCTTTGCAAACACAGTGTAGGCCTTGGCATTGATGGTGAGGAAGGTTGTCATGGTGAAAACTCCTAGTTTCTTGGGAGAACACGTTCTCCCGGGTTGATACCCGGTAGACCGAATGCCTACTGAGTGACTGCATTGTAGCATATGCACCTTTTCCACGGTATCTGTGGCATTCGATTCTGCGACCCCCACCGTACCCCTATCACCCCTTGGCATTGATGCTGTGGCAGCGCGGCAATAACACTGTTCCAAGCAAATCCCCGGCATCTTGTAAAAACATAGTGCCTTTGCTATGCTTTTTGTAGCAAATCCCCGGCATCTTGTAAAAACACTGCCACTGCACCCCCCGGCTACTTTTCTGCAACACACCCCCCACCCCCTATAAAAATTTACCAGAGGTTTTCTGTCAAACAAAAAAAAGCCCACCAAGGTGGGCTAAGGAGCGCTATGGCGCGATAAGGAGCTTCGCGCTCCATCAAGGAGAAACAAATAACGAGATGAGTGTACACTACGAATACGAGGCGGCACATATTGACGCTTACGCGGAGGTTCATGTTCGACAATCTTGTTGGGTTCACGCCCGATCCTGCGGGGGTCGGAGACTTTATTTCTTTTGAGAAGGCTGCGCCAGCAGACATCCTTGACGCTCAAGTTGGAACCAGCGATTGGTTGGAGAAGCTAGGCGTGCCCTCCGATGCGGACCTCGACGCCAAGAGCCAGCAGACAGCCGCCCGGGAAGCCTTTACCGCGCTGAACTTCGACACAGACAACGCCAAGCAGCGCACAGCGCTTGCCACCATAAAGACGCCTGCTGCAGTGCAGCATTTGGCCGGCATGCTGACCGCCTACGATTGGGAATTTGTCAATCAGGCCAAGGAACTCCGGGGCTACACAGTCTCAAAGATACTTGAAGAAACCAAACACCCCGACGCCCGCATACGCCTAAAAGCCTTGCAGATGCTTGGCAGTGTCACAGAGGTGGCGCTGTTCACCGACAGGGTCGAAGTTACCAAGATCGACGCCAGCGAAGAGGATGTTGAGAAGCGCCTGCGCCTACGCCTGTCCAAGTTCTTGTCGCCGGCAGACGGAGCGGCTGTCACCGATGTGACGCCAGTATCAGAGCCCGCACCGTTCGTTATCCCAGAGGCCAGCAACGAGGGCGAAGGTATGACGCTGGATGCCGAAATCGGCATAGTAGCCGAGCGCCGCAATGCTTGAGGAACTGACGACTGAAGGTGTTGCCCGCTTGCTTGCAGACTTGCCGAACATGCCGGCGGCAGAGAAACTTGCCCTGCTCGATGAGCTAGAGTTGCTCGAGAAGAAAAAGAAGTTGCAGGAGTGCCGGGACGATTTCCTGAAGTTCTGCGCGTACATGTACACGGACTGGAAGGAAGGCCCGCACCATAGATATATGAGGGGCCCCCTGCACAACGTCAAGAATGGCGACGAGTTACGCCTGACGGTCAGTATGCCCCCACGCTTCGGGAAGTCCGAGACCATCGCGTACTTGTTCATTGGTTGGTACCTAGGCCACCACCCGCACCATCACATCATGATGGCAACGCACACCTCTACGTTGTCTGCGGACTTTGGGCGCAAGGTGCGCAACATGATCGACACGGACAAGTACCGCGAGATCTTTCCCCACACCATCGTGTCCCGGGACAAGTCCGCCTCAGACAACTGGGCAACGACTTCTGGGGGCAAGTACCTTGCCATCGGCATTGGCGCTAACGTGGCCGGCCACGGCGCACACTTACTGATTGCTGACGACTTGGTGTCCGAGCAGGCGGTGCTTGCCAACCCGGAGGCTACGTTCGATACGGCATGGACGTACATGCAGGTAGGCCCCATGCAGCGCTTGATGCCCGGTGGGCGCATAGTCATGATAGGAACCCGCTGGGGGAAGAAAGACCCCATCGGACGCGCACTGGCATGGGCAGAGCAGAACCCCGCAGCACTGCCGTGGCAAGAGATCCGGTTCCCAGCCATCCTCCCATCAGGCAAGAGCCTGTGGCCCGCACAGTGGCCGATAGACCAGCTTCTGGCAAAGAAGGCCGGCATGCAGCCACAGTACTGGTCTGCGCAGTACATGCAGGAGCCCACCAGCGAAGAGGGGGCGTTGCTTAAACGCAACTGGTGGAAGATATGGGAGAAGGAAGATCCGCCTGACATGGAGTTTGTCCTACAGGTTTGGGATACCGCGCACGAGACCAAGAACAACAACGACTACAGCGCGTGCACAACGTGGGGCGTCTGGTACAACGAAGAGAGCCATCGGCACGAGTTGATGCTGCTCAACGCCATCAGAGACCGGTGGGAGTTCCCACAGCTTAAAGAGATCGTGCTCGAGCAGTACAAGGAATGGGAGCCGGAGTGTTTGCTGGTGGAGAAGAAAGCCGCCGGGGCTCCGCTCATTCAAGAACTGCGGCAGATGGACATTGGCGTTGAAGAGTACAGCCCGTCGCGGGGGGCTGCGGGGGTGTCAAATGATAAACGTGCGCGGGTGAACTCCGTATCTCCCTTGCTTTTTGATGGTGTCGTGTGGGCCCCAGACTTCCGGTGGGCGCACGAGGTTATCAATGAGTGCGCCGAATTTCCCAATGGTGAGCATGACGACTACGTTGACTGCGTGACAATGGCGCTGAGCCGCTATAGGCGCGGCGGGTTCATATCGCTAAAATCAGACCGCCAAGACGAGCCTAAGATATTTAGGCGCAGCAGACAAGCCGCATACTATTAAGGATACCAAATGGCAACCAACATCGATAAAGCGCTGTACCAAGCCCCTATGGGTCTGGACGACATGGGGGATGAAGCTATTGAAATTGAGATCGTTGATCCGGAGTCCGTGAAGATTGGGCTCGACGGCATGGAGATCGAGATTGATCCGGATGCAGCACAGGACGGAGACTTTTCCGCAAATCTGGCCGAGGAGATGGGCGAAGGGGCGATGCAGTCCCTCAGTTCTGACCTGACTTCGGAGATCGACAACGACAAAGCAGGGCGCAAGGACTGGGAGAAAGCCTACACCGAAGGTCTGAAACTGCTGGGCCTGCAGTACGAAGAACGCACAGAGCCGTGGAATGGCGCTTGCGGCGTGTTCCACCCCATGATCACCGAGGCGGTTGTACGCTTTCAAAGCGAGACCATTACGGAGACCTTCCCGGCGGCAGGCCCGGTGAAGACCAAGATCATTGGCAAAGAGACCAGAGAGAAGAAAGAGTCGGCGGTTCGTGTTCAGGAAGACATGAACTACCAACTGACGGAGAAGATGGTCGAGTTCAGGGCCGAGCACGAGCGCATGCTGTGGAGCCTTCCTGCCACAGGTTCCGCGTTCAAGAAGGTCTACTACGACCCCAGCCTAGGCCGGCAGACTTCCATATTCATCCCGGCAGAAGACATCTTGCTGCCCTATGGAGCATCGGACATCCAGTCTTGCTACCGCGTCACCCACGTGATGCACAAGACCAAGAACGAGATACTGAAGCTGCAGAAGGCGGGGTTTTACCGGGACTGCGACATCGGTGACCCAACCAAAGAAACCACCGATATTGAGAAAGCCAAGGACAAAGAGACGGGGTTCAGCGATCTAAACGATGACCGGTTCATCCTGTATGAGATCCACGCAGACCTTGACCTGAAGGGGTTTGAGGACACGGACAAAGACGGCGAAGAGACCGGGATTATGCTGCCCTATGTAGTGACTCTAATCAAGGGTACGGGCGAGGTTTTGGCGATTCGCCGCAACTGGGAAGAAGATGACGACCTTAGACTTAAACGACAGCACTTCGTTCACTACCAATACATCCCGGGTTTTGGGGCTTACGGGTTTGGGCTGTTCCACCTCATCGGAGGGTTCGCGAAGTCGGCTACCAGCATTATGCGACAGCTTGTGGACGCGGGAACACTTTCCAACCTTCCCGGTGGCCTCAAGACCAGAGGGCTGCGAATCAAGGGCGACGACACACCCATTGCCCCCGGCGAGTGGCGGGATGTAGACATTGGCTCTGGGGTGATGCGGGACAACATCCTGCCGCTGCCCTACAAGGAGCCCAGCCAAGTTCTGTACACCCTGCTGGGTAACATCGTAGAAGAAGGCCGCAGGTTTGCCGCCACTGCGGATCTGAAGATCAGCGACATGTCAGGGCAGTCGCCTGTGGGCACAACGCTGGCTTTGTTGGAGCGCCAGCTTAAAGTGATGACGGCAGTGCAGGCACGGGTGCACGCGGCGTTTAAACAAGAGCTTAAGCTGCTGGCCCGCATCATTGCGGACTACACCGACCCAGACTATCCGTATGAGCCTGAAGTGGGCGACAGGAAGGCTAAGAAGGAAGACTACGACGCTGTGGATGTGATCCCCGTCAGCGACCCCAATGCGGCCACCATGAGCCAGCGGGTTGTCCAGTACCAAGCTGTGATTCAGATGGCACAGATGGCTCCGGATATTTATGACCTACCGCAGTTGCACCGCAACATGCTGGAGGTCTTGGGGATCAAGAATGCCGACAAGCTGGTGCCCCTGCCCGATGACCAGAAACCGCTAGACCCGGTGACTGAGAACATGATGATCATCAAAGGAGAGCCGGTAAAAGCGTTCTCGTATCAGGATCATAAATCCCACATTGCAGTGCACCAAGCCATGATGCAAGACCCGTCAATAACGCAAATTATTGGTCAAAGCCCCAAGGCTCCGCTTATTCAAGGGGCGCTGATGGCTCACCTTGCAGAGCACGTTGGCTTCCAGTATCGACAGCAGATCGAGCAGCAACTGGGCATGCCCATGCCGCCGCAAGACGAGAAGCTTCCACCGGAAGTGGAAACGGCGCTGTCGGGCATGTTGGCTCAAGCCGCGCAACAGGTCTTGCAACAGAACCAAGCGCAAGCCGCGCAGCAGCAAGCGCAACAGAACCAGCAAGACCCGCTGATTCAAATGCAACAGCAGGAGTTGCAGATCAAGCAGCAGGAGTTGCAGCTTAAAGCCCAAGACTCCCAGATGAAAAACCAGCTTGCCATGCAGCAGTTGCAGTCTAAGAACCAGCAGATGGCGCAGCAGGCGGCTATGCAGGAGAAGAAGCTGATTGTTGATGCCACTGCACAAGCAGACAAACTAAAACTGGAGCAGCAGAAGGCGCAGTTGCAGAACCAGCTTGCCGGGATGAAAGTTGGTGCACAGATACAGGATAGCAAAGCGAAACTGGCTGCACAGCAGCAAGAAGCGGGGGTCAAAATGGGCATCGATGTTGCCAAGAGCAGGGCGCAAGCCATGCAACAACCGAAAGAGTCAACATGATCCAAGCCTTCACACGCGTACTGCGCGAAAAGATTCGTACCGACATGAACAACTACGCCGATGACTTGGCGGGGGGAAGCTGTCGCAATTTTGAAGAGTACCAAAAACTCTGCGGGACTATTCAAGGTCTAGCTCTTGCAGAGCGTTATTTAATTGACCTTGCTGAAAAAGCAGAAAGAGCCGATGAGTAATCTTATTTTGCCAAAAACCATCCAACTTACGGAAAACCCCAGTGAGGATGCGTTTCAAGAAAAGAAAGCTACGCAACTTCCTGACCCCACGGGATGGAAGCTACTGTGTGTGGTGCCCGATGTAGAGAAAACCTTTGAGAATTCCACCATTGTCAAAGCAGACCCCTACATGCGGCAAGAAGAACACGCCACCACCGTGCTCTTTGTTGTAAAAGTTGGCCCGGATGCGTACAAAGATCAAGCCAAGTTCCCCGGTGGTGCGTGGTGTAAGGCTGGAGACTTTGTTCTGGTGCGTACCTACTCGGGTACACGCTTCAAAATCTACGGCAAAGAGTTCCGTCTACTGAATGACGACCAAGTAGACGCGGTTGTGCAAGATCCACGTGGCTTGACCCGTGCGTAAGGAGTAAAAATGGCTGAAAAGTTTGAGTTCCCCGATGAAATTGCCGCAAAAGCGGGCGAAAAAGACACAGAGATCGAAATTGAGGTTGTAGACGACACGCCAGACCGAGATCGAGGGCGTGTGGCGCTTGACCGCCCCGTTGAAGACCCAACAGACGATGAAATCAACTCGTATTCCGACAAAGTACGTGGCCGAATCAAGGAATTGACCCATGCACGCCACGATGAGCGCCGTGCCAAGGAGTCAACCATTCGGGAAAAGCAAGAGCTTGAGAATCTTGCCCAGCAACTGCTGGACGAGAACCGGCAGCTAAAGAACTACGCCAATAATGGTGCTCAGCAGTATGCAGAAACCGTAAAACAAGCGGTTGGCAGTGAGCTTGAGACGGCACGGCGTAACTACAAGGTCGCACAGGAGGCTTTTGATACTGATGCTATCATTGCGGCACAGGAGGCGCTGACGGATGCTAAGCTGAAGATGATTTCAGCGCAGCATTTTAAGCCGACCCCTTTACAAACGGCTTCAGATAATGTACAAATACGGAAATCGGAACCGGTAGCCGCAGAGCCTGATGAAAAAACCTTGCGCTGGCAAGCAAAAAACCAGTGGTTTGGCTCTCCGGGTAACGAAGAATTAACCAGCTTTTCACTAGGGCTGCACCAAAAACTAGTGAATTCGGGGGTAGACCCTCGCTCTGACGAGTATTTTGAGCGTATTGATTCTCGTATGCGAAGCACCTTCCCAGAAGCATTTGGGGGGCGCGATGCACGAAGCACTCGACCTTCATCTGTTGTGGCCTCTGCGACTCGTTCGTCAGGGCCAAAGAAAGTTCAGCTAACAACAACTCAGGTTGCGTTGGCTAAGAAGTTTGGACTAACCCCTCAACAATATGCTGTTCAAGTAGCTAAACTGGAGAATCAAAATGGCTGATGCTCGTACCCCCCGCGACCTAGTGTCACGCGATAAAAATGCACGGACGGTATACGTACCGCCCTCTTCACTGCCAGACCCGACTCCTGAACCGGGGTACTCGTTCCGTTGGATTGCTACGCATGTAAACGGAACAGCACACCACACAAACGTGTCTCGCCAACTGCGAGATGGTTGGGAGCCAGTAAAAGCAGTAGACCATCCTGAACTGATGATTGTTGGTAGTGCCAATGGCAATGTGGAAATCGGTGGACTGATGCTATGCAAACAGCCATCCGACCGTACAGATGCCCGAAAGCAGTACTATGACAAGCACGCATCTGAGCAGATGGAGTCAGTGGATAATAGTTTTATGCGGAACAACGACCCTCGTATGCCTTTGTTTGCAGACCGAAAATCTACAAACACTCGTGGACAAGGATTTGGTTCTGGTTCTAAATAATTAGGAGTTTTTTATGGCATATCCTACGATTGACAAGCCTTATGGCTTGAAGCCGATCAATTTGCTCGGTGGGCAGGTATTCTCGGGGTCAACCCGAAACTACCCTATTCAGTACAGTTACGCTACGAATATTTTTTACGGCGATCTCGTAAATATTGTTCGCGGCACTATCGTTAAAAACACAAGTACGACAAGTGGTACAGGTACAGGTTTGGTCGGGGTTTTCCTCGGCTGCTCCTTTACCAACCCGCTGACAGGACAAAAGCAGTTCCAACAGTACTGGCCTGCTTCTACGCTTGCTGGTGACTGTGAAGCTATTGTTTGTGATGATCCAGATACAGTGTTTAAAGTCGCGGTTTGCTCTGCGACCACAGTCATTGCGTCTGCCTCAGTAGCCATGCTAGGACAAAACTACGGTCTTATCCAAAATGCTGGTTCCACCACCACAGGCAATTCTGCTGTGTCTTTGCTGTATTCAGCCACCTTGACAACTGCGGCGTTCCCATGCCGTGTGGTTGGTTTGGTTGAAGAATCGGCATATAGCTTCACTGGCACAGGTAGCACAAGCTCTACAACCCTAACCCTTACCGGAACAGGTTTGAGCGGCGCTTCTCTTACCGGAGCAGATGTTGCGTATGTTGCTGCAAACGGGCAGATCATTGGTACGGGTAGTTTCTTGACGGGTGCTATTGCATCTGGCGGGACTTCCGGAACTCTGAACGTAGCCGTGGCGGTTCCCGGCAGTGTGACGGACATCCCGGCAGCTTCAACTGTCATTGTTACGATGTACCCTGAAGTTTTGGTCAAACTTAACTTCGCTGTTCATTCGTACTACACTGCCACCGCAGTATAAGGAGCATAAATCATGGCTACTTCACGCGCACAACTACTGAAGGAACTCCTTCCCGGTCTGAATGCTTTGTTTGGTTTGGAATACACAACCTACCAACTGGAACATAAAGAAATTTATGAGACTGAAAAATCAGAGCGTTCTTTTGAAGAAGAGACCAAGCTGTCGGGATTCTCCCCTGCACCAGTCAAGAACGAGGGTTCTGCCATTGCTTATGACAATGCACAGGAAGCGTTCACGGCTCGGTACAACCATGAGACTATCGCTCTTGGCTTCTCCATCACCGAAGAGGCTGTTGAAGACAACCTGTATGACTCGCTGTCTGCCCGTTACACCAAGGCTCTGGCCCGTGCAATGGCGTATACCAAGCAGGTCAAAGGCGCTGCCATCCTAAATAACGCTTTCAGTAGCGCGTATTTGGGTGGTGACGGGGTGTCTCTGATTTCTACTGCACACCCTCTGGTGTCTGGCGGAACCAACAGCAACCGTCCTGCAACCGCAGCCGATTTGAACGAAACTTCGTTGGAAAACGCAGTTATTCAGATTGCTGCTTGGACGGACGAGCGCGGTTTGCTGATCGCAGCCCAGCCCAAGAAGTTGGTCATCCCGCCAGCATTGCAGTTCACTGCAACCCGCTTGCTGGAAACCAATCTGCGCGTATCGACTGCCGACAACGATATCAACGCCTTGAAGAACAACGGCTCTATCCCACAAGGGTATTGCATCAACCACTTCTTGACTGATACCAATGCATGGTTCCTGATGACCGATGTGCCTAACGGCCTGAAGCATTTTGAACGTGCAGCGTTGGCAAACTCAATGGATGGTGATTTTGACACCGGAAACGTGAGATACAAGAGCCGCGAACGGTATTCGTTCGGTTGGTCTGATCCTCTGGGCATCTTCGGAAGCCCAGGCGCTTCCTAAAACCAAGGGTTTACCCCTAGTTTTAAGGCCCTTCGGGGCCTTTTTCTTTGCTTGTTGACTTTTGCTTGTTTTGTGGTACATTACCTGTTACTAAGTCACAGGAGCTACTATGGACATTACCGGATTACCAAAAACGCGAGCCGAAGCCAAAGCCACCGGAGCTAAGCACTACTTCACGGGAGATCCGTGCAAGCACGGGCATGTAGCCCCACGCAAAACCAAAGGGGCCTGTATAGAATGCTTGAAAGCTGAGTGGGTCAAAAACGGTGCTGAACGCGCCGACTACTTTATCGCCTACAACAGACGCGAAGAAGTTAAAGATCGTAAAAATGAGTGGTACCAAGAAAACCGTGAAACGGTAATCAATACCGCCGCTACTCGCCCCGCGCACATACTGCGCGAATACCGAAACACGTGGAAAGCTAACCACAAAACCCAAATTAGGGCGGACACAAAAGCCAGAAGGCGTAAACACCGAGACGCCACCCCACCGTGGCTGAGTCGCAAACAGAAGTCGGAGATACGGCAGATTTACCAAGTTGCCATCACTATGACCCAGACCACTGGCGAACAGTACGTTGTAGACCACATTGTCCCCCTGCGCTCAGAGGAAGTCTGTGGGCTGCATGTACCGTGGAACCTACGGGTGATTACCCAAGAAGAAAATTTAAAAAAGTCGAACAAGCTCTTTGCACCCCCCAAAAAAGTGTGCTATATTGCAGCTACTCCGGGCTTTCCGGTGCATTAGACAGCCCCGGCTGACGACATACAGACTAATGCGCCTAACTTGTATGTAAGGAAAAATCATGGCATCAACCACGTTTTCTGGCCCGGTTACGTCTACCAATGGCTTTATTGGCGCTCTTACTGGCAACGTCACGGGCAACATTGCTGGAACAGGCAGCATCACCCACACGCCAACGGCAATCAACGCCACCGCAACAGCCACTGCTGTTCAGGTAGCAACGGGCTACATCACCTCAACTTCAGCAGCCGCAGTCTCCATCACGCTGCCGACAGGCACGTTGCTTGGTGCAGCACTGGGTGCATCCCAAGGTACTGTGTTTGACCTGTACATTGACAACACGGCGGGGGCCAACGCAGTGACCGTCCTTGTGGCTACAAACGGTATTAAATCCGATGCAGCCGCTACCACTGCGGCAAGTTTTGGTCAGTCAACAGTGGCCTCTGGTGTTACAGGTGTGGGCCGGTTCACGCTAATGTTCTCCAGCGCAACAGCCTACGTGTTTACACGCACCGCTTAATCTTCGGGGGCAACCCCACAACTGGAGATTACTTATGATGCAAACCGATGTACAAGCGGCACATCTGACTGCTGCGGGTTCTTTTATTTTAGGGCGCACACGCCTCAAAGGCATTGTGGTCAGCCCTAAAGTAAGCACAGCGGCAACATTTGAGATTCGTAATGGCAGCGCCACTGCCGCTGTGTTGTTTACGATGGACCTTGCCAGCGTTACCACACCGGTAAACTTCAACATCACGATCCCCGGCGAAGGTATCTTGGCAACCACAGGGCTGCACCTTACAACCAGCGTTGGTACGGTTGTGGGTATCGAAGTGTTCTATGGCTAAGAAGCAAGGCCCGGTTCTCTCTGTGGGTCGGGGCGAGAAGCTACCGATCTCTCAGGGTGCGGGCTTGACTGCCAAAGGTAGAGCCAAGTACAACGCGGCAACAGGCAGCAACCTCAAGGCTCCACAGCCCCAAGGCGGCGCACGTAAGAACTCATTTTGCGCCCGTATGTCGGGCATGCCGGGGCCGATGAAGGATGAGAAGGGCAAGCCCACCCGGAAGGCTGCTTCCCTTGCAAGATGGAAATGCTGACATGAAAGACGACTCTTTTAAGCATGCCATCGACGCCCTTTCTATCGTGACCGTGATTGGGACACTGGCAGAACTGCTTCCCTCCATTGCAGCCTTGTTTACTATCATCTGGACGGGACTTCGCATTTGGGAAATGGACACCGTTAAGCGGTGGACTCGGAGAGAGTAGTGCCTTCTACCTCGGCAAAGCAGCACAGGTTCATGGCGGCAATAGCTCACAGCCCGAGCTTTGCTAAGAAAGTAGGAGTCCCGCAGTCGGTGGGGAGAGACTTTAACGAGGCCGATAAAGGCCGTAAATTTTCAAAAGGTGGTGATACTATGGCTTCCAAAATGAACGCAGGCATGATGGCAATGATGGCTAAGAAAAAAGCTGGAGCCAAACCTGAAATGCCCATGAAGAAAATGGCAACTGGCGGTTTTGTCCGTGCGGCTGACGGGGTTGCTACCAAAGGCAAAACCAAAGCCGAGCAGATCAAGATGAAAAGCGGCGGCATGGCCTGCTAAGGAGTTGACATGAAGATGCGCAAATTTGCAGACAAGGGCTTTGTCCGAGAGGGCCGTAACGAAAATATCGACGACGACACTCGTGCGCGTGCTCAGAAGTTTGTTGAGGACAATGCTGCGCTGGTAGAGCCCCAGTTTGAGATAGCTGCAAGGGGGCGTGGAGCAAACGCCGCAACGGCAAAGCCCAAGGTGGTCACCAAAGAACAACTACAGGCGTCTGGCTTGAACTTGCGCGACTACATGAACCAGCAGCAAGGACTTACACGGCGGGAAGACCCCGCGTCCACCTCTGATGCGCACGGCAAAGAACAGCAGTACCAAAGGGCGCAAGAAGCTGCACAAACCCCAGAGGGTAAAGCGCGGCGGGAAGACCCCGCGTCCACCTCTGATGCGTACGGCAAAGAACAGCAGTACCAAAGGGCGCAAGAAGCTGCACAAACCCCAGAGGGTAAAGCGCGGCGTAGTGCAATGGAGCAGTCACAGGCGCTAGAGAGTTCCTATCCCATTGAGACTCTTGCCGGCGGCGTGGCGAGTCTGCTTAGGGCGGGGTTGGGTAAATTAGCGGGCAGGTATCTTGCCCGAGAATCGGGCCGTGCGGTGTCTACCGGGGCAGAAACGCCTGTGACTTTCTTGGGGGGAACCGCAGGCAGAGTAATGAATGCTCCGCGCCTTGCAGGCAAAAGCACGGATGTTGTTGCCACGGAAGCTGGGGCTGGTGCCAAAGCGGCAGAGAGGGCGACCCCCAAAGTGTCTGGCCCACAGAAGAAACTCGCTGGTCCCAAGGACGAGGCAGACAACGTCAAAGAAGCCGCCCGCAAGCTGTCTGATGCACGGGGTCCAAGCGCGATGAAGCGTGGCGGCGCAGTCAAGAAGTATGCATCCGGCGGCTCCGTCTCATCTCGTGCAGATGGCATAGCGCAGCGGGGTAAGACCCGTGGACGGATGTGCTAAATGAGAGCCTCAAGGGGTATGGGGGCCATTGACCCCAGTAAGATGCCTACCGGCAAGCGCAAGAAGCGCCGTGACAACACGGACTTCACTCAGTACAAAGAGGGCGGGGAAGTAAAGTCAAAGGTCAATGAGGCGGGCAATTACACCAAACCTGATCTGCGTAAACAGATTTTCAACAGCATCAAAGCCTCTGCTGTGCAAGGTACGGGTGCAGGTCAGTGGTCAGCTAGGAAAGCTCAGTTGATGGCTAAACGATATAAAGATGCCGGTGGGGGCTACCGTGATTAAAGCTCCACAGCAATCCCTGAAGGATTGGGGAAAGCAGGATTGGAGAACAAAAAGTGGAAAACCGTCTTCTAAAACAGGTGAAAGATACCTACCGGAAGCCGCGATTAAAAGTCTCAGCCCTGCTGAGTACGCCGCAACAACCAAAGCCAAAAGAGCCGGTAAAGCCAATGGAAAACAATTCGTAGCCCAACCCAAGACGATTGCTAAGAAAACAGCGGGATTCAGATAATGACAACTTCCGGCGTCTCTAACTTCGACATGGACTTGAGTGAAGTCATAGAAGACGCATTTGAACGTGCGGGTTCTGAGCTTCGTTCCGGGTATGACAGGCGTACCGCACGGCGCTCCCTCAACATCATGTTTGCGGATTGGGCCAACCGGGGCATCAACATGTGGACGATTGAGCAGGGGTCGTTCACCCTGACTCAAGGTTTAAACACCTACGCGCTACCCACAGACACCGTGGACTTGCTTGAGCATGTCATCCGCACCGATGCCAACTCGACCTCCAACCAAGCAGACCTGACCATCACTCGCATCAGCGTCAGCACCTACGCCACACTACCCAACAAGCTGACCCAAGCCAGACCCATTCAGGTTATGGTGCAGCGCAACTCAGGGCAGACATCCACTACAACGCTGACCCTCAACGGAGCCGTGACGGCTACCGCCACCACCATCACTCTGAGTTCTGTCGTGGGGCTTGCCGCTGCCGGGTACATCAAGGTGGACAGCGAGATCATCTACTACGGCTACATCGTGGGCAATGTCCTGACAGCGTGCTCCAGAGGGCAGGCGAACACCACCGCAGCAACGCATTTGACTGCCGCAGTAGTCTATGTATCAAATCCCCCTGCAATCACCGTCTGGCCCACTCCGGATGGCTCCCAGACCTACACCTTCGTGTACTGGCGGTTGCGCAGGAACCAGAACGCTGGAGACGGCTCTGATACGATGGATGTCCCGTTTCGGTTCATACCTTGCGTAGCAGCGGGGTTGGCCTACTACTTGGCGCTCAAGCTGCCCAATGGCATGGGGCGTTTACAGGTTTTGAAGGAGCAGTACGATGAGGCGTGGGAACTCGCGGCTTCCGAGGATAGAGAGCGTGCAGCCATAAGATTTGTACCTAGACAAATGTTTATGTAATCATGGGCAATAGGTTTGCATCAGGTAAGAATGCGATAGCGGAGTGTGACCGCTGCGGGTTTCGCTACAAGCTGAAGGAACTGAAGAAGGAAGTCGTCAAGACTAAAACGTACAATTTGCTGGTGTGCCCAACTTGCTGGACACCCGATCAACCGCAGTTGCAACTCGGCATGTATCCGGTGGACGATCCGCAAGGCTTGCGTGATCCACGCAGAGATTTGAGTTATTACGCTTCTGGCTTGTTGGTGGACGGATATCCGGGCGAAGGAAGCAGAGTGTTTCAGTGGAACTGGAACCCGGTAGGCGGGTCTAGGGCAAACGATGATGGGCTAACGCCCAACTATTTGGTGGCAGAATTAGAACTTGGCTCAGTTACAGTAACTTAGGAGTTGATATGGACAAGGCAGACATGAAGCAGGACAAAAAGATGATGGCCGGGGCCGTGCACAAGCATGAGAAGCGGCTGCATCCCGGCAAACCCATGACCAAGTTTTCCAAAGGCGGCAAGACCGACATGGACATGATGAAGTACGGGCGCGGAATGGCTAAAGTGATGAACCAGAAATCTGGTCGCGGAGGCTAAGATGATCAACAACAAACAGGCAGCGGCGTACGCAAAGCCGCACACCATGACGAACAAACCCGTGACCGTGGAAGCGAACCCCGGCAAGGGCAAAGACATGAGCATGTTGAACAACGTCCGTGCTTCGATTGGGCGCATTACCAACCAAGAGCAGCCCGGTGTAAAGACCTCGGGTATTAAGATGCGTGGAACTGGTGCAGCTACCAAAGGTTTGATGTCTAGAGGCCCGATGGCATGAACTACGCTGCGTTGGTTTCTGCGGTTTCCTCCTACACGGAGAACACCTTTCCTACTGTGGACATGAATTTGTTTATCACACAGGCAGAGAAACGTATATACAACACCGTACAGATTCCAGCACTACGTAAGAATGTGACCGGCATCACAACGGCAAGCAACAAGTACTTGGCTTGCCCTGATGACTTCTTGTCTTCTTACTCTTTGGCGGCAATAGACCCCACCACCGGGGCGTACACGTTCCTGTTGAACAAGGACGTAAACTTCATCCGGGAAGCGTATCCCAAGCCAACATCCACAGGGTCGCCTAAGTTCTACGCTTTGTTTGGCCCCGCTGTGGCATCCAGCGTTATTACGACAGAACTCACGTTCCTCATCGGCCCTACTCCAGACGCTGCTTACAGCATGGAGCTTCATTATTACTACTACCCCGAGTCCATCGTCACTGCCTCGACCACATGGCTGGGGGACAACTACGACCCTGTGCTTTTGTATGGGACACTGGTTGAGGCGTACACCTACATGAAGGGTGAGACGGACATGATTGCCCTGTATGACGGCAAGTACAAAGAAGCAATGGGGCAACTCAAACGTCTGGGTGACGGGCTGGAGCGTCAAGACGCATACCGCAGTGGGCAAGTTAGGATTCCAGTAACATGAGCATTGCCCAAACCCTGACTACATCCTTCAAGCAGCAACTGCTTGAGGCGGTGCATGATTTCTCCACGGACACCTTTTATATGGCGCTGTACACAGCCAACGCTGATATAGGGGCAGCCACCACCGTTTACACAGCGACTGGGGAGATCTCAGGTACGGGCTACACGGCGGCAGGGCAAGTTATGACAGGCATCTCGGTCAGTGTCACAGACACCACCGCCTTTGTAAACTTCAGCAATGTTGTCTGGACTACCGGTGCGTTTACAGCACGGGGGGCACTGATTTACAATGCATCCAAGAGCAACAAATCGGTGGCCGTACTGGACTTTGGCGCTGACAAAACCACTGCCACATCGTTTACCGTTGTCATGCCGACCAACTCCGCTACAACGGCCCTAATAAGGTTACCATGATCACAACGACCAAGGGTCTGATGGACGAAGCCCTGCTGGACAAGCGGGAAGGAACCATAGACAACGCCAACGAAACCACGACATGGGTTGAGTATTGGTTGGGGGGCGAATTGGTACATCGTTCTGCACATGTGGCTTTGAAAAAGGCCATGCTGTCGGGTCTTGAAGCAGCTTCACTAGGATAAATCATGGCAAACACGCAATCAATGTGCACTTCCTTCATGGGCCAGTTGCTCAATGGCGGGCACCAATTTGGCAGCATCACACTGACCAGCAGGACTAGCTTGACTGCGCCTACAAAGGATACGTTTAAAGCTGCGCTGTACCTTGTTGGGGCAACGGTAAATGCCTCAACCACAGCGTACAGTGCCAGCAACGAAGTCTCTTCAGCCAACTACTCTGCTGGCGGTGAAACCATTACCAACGCCAATGTGCCTGTAGCTACAAATAGCTCTAGTACTGCGGGTGTGGCGTATTGGACACCTTCGGCAAGCATTGTCTATGGGGCAAGTGCAACACCCGTGACCTTTGCTGCGTTTGATGCGGTGCTGGTCTACAACTCCACGCAGGGCAATACAGCGGTCAGTGTCCACACCTTCAGCAGCCAGACCATCACGGCAGGTGTTTTCACGCTAACCATGCCAACAAGTTCAACGACCACTGCGCTTCTGCGGTTGTCAACAACCTGATGTCATGTCTCTTGGCTGGGGCGACGATACATGGAGTAGCAGTGTCTGGGGTGGCGGTACAGTTGTCATCACGGGCGTTGCAGCAACGGGAGCCGTTGGGTCAGTCAAAGTTAGCGTATCGGTAGCCTTAACAGGTGTAACGGCATCTGGGGCAGCGGGAACAGTTGTAGCAAGCACCGCCAAGGCTATCACGGGTGTAGCGGCGGTAGGCGCGGTAGGCACGGTTGGAATTACCAAATCCATAGCCCTGACCGGAAACGCAGCAACGGGAGCCGTTGGGTCAGTCAAAATTAGTGTATCGGCAGCCTTAACAGGTGTAGCGGCAACAGGCGCAGTTGGGACGGTAGTACCGTCATATATTTTAGTAGAGACAGGAACATTTGCCAGCGGGTTTGTCGGGACTGTAGCTCCCAACTTCTCGATAGCCCTGACAGGTGTTGTGTCGGCGGGTGCAGCAGGAACACTAGGGGTAGCACACTCCCCCGCCCTGACAGGTGTATCGGCATCCGGGGCAGTGGGGTCAGTAGCACCTAGCCACTCGCTTGCTCTAGCAGGTGTGGCGGCGACAGGGGCAGTAGAAAGTTTTGGAATTGCTTTTTGGTCCGTTATTGATGACTCGCAAACCCCCGCATGGGGAGTGATAAATGTTCCGCAGACCCCCGCATGGGGGGTAATAAATGTCCCACAGACACCCAACTGGCAGAGCATATCAACGTAAGAGGTTTTAAATGGCAACATCATATAGTTCAAATCTGGCTCTGGCACTTCCAACTACGGGGGAACTGTCGGGTACTTGGGGTACAACGGTCAACTCCAGTATCACTAACATGCTGGACGAAGCCTTGGGGTATCAAGCGTACAGCGCCACAGGGGGAGCAGACACGATCACCATCCCTGACGGCACTACCGGTGTGGCGCGAAGCATCTACATCCAGCTTAATGGTACGGGTGGGGGTAGTGTTGCGGTTCCCACGACCAAGACAAAGATGTACTTTGTTTTCAATAACACGGCATCGGCCATTACGTTCAAAGTCACCGGCCAGACCGGAGTGTCTATCCCGGCTGCGGCAAAGATAGCACTCGTCAGCAACGGCACAGACATCATCGTTGCCCAGAACTACTTTGCAGCGTTGACCCTTGGAGCAGCCCTTCCAGTCCTATCCGGCGGCACAGGGGTAACTACGTCAACAGGCACCGGCAACACCGTCCTGTCTGCCAGCCCGACCCTCACAGGCACCGTCGCTGGTGCAAGCCTGTCCCTTAGCTCTCTGACCTCTGGCCGGGTGACCTACGCAGGTACTGCGGGGTTGCTGCAAGACTCTGCGAATTTGCTGTTCAACGGCACTACGCTGACTGCCAACACCATCGGCGCATTCACGTTATCGGGCACGGTAGCAGGTGGCGGCAATCAGCTTAATAATGTCATCATCGGAACAACTACCCCGCTGGCTGGTGCGTTTACTACGCTGAGTACGACGGGGAATGTCGGTGTTGGAACAACAGCCACCTCTACGTTTAGTGAAAACGCCGGTTCAAATTTGGTAATTGGCGCGGGCGCGGCTTCGGCGGGGCTAACCATTTTCCCCGGATCAACGGGCGTTCAGGCGTCATTGAACTTTGCCAAAAGTACCTCCGCAGGCGGCGATCAGTATCGCGGGAACATAACGTACTCAATGACCTCAGACACTATGTTCTTTGGTACGAGTGCGGTTAACAGACTGGTTCTTTCCTCCACCGGACTCGCAGTAACAGGGACGCTGAGTGCGACGGGGAATATATCTTGCGCCACAGCCAACACAAGTTTTCAATGGATTTCCGCAAACAATAATGTTGCACTGCTCGGTACTGGTGGCTCGTTGCTGTTTTACACAGGCACGGCAGGGTATGTCAACACCATGACCCTCGACTCCTCTGGCAACCTCTTAGTGGGAGTTGCCACTGCAAACGCAAACGGCGGTGTGCTGCAACTGAAAAGCGGGATTACATTCCCCGCCACTGCGGTTGACGCTACAGACGCCAACACGCTGGATGACTATGAGGAAGGTACTTGGTCGCCAGTTGCTGTTTTTAGTGGTGGCAACGGAACACTTACCTATGGCTATCGAGCTGGCCTTTATACGAAAATTGGTAGAGCAGTTAATCTTACTTGTAGGTTTGGAATTGTCAAAGGCACTGCCGCTGGTAATTATGTTATTGGCGGATTGCCTTTTACAATTGGCAATGGGCAAGCCTACTACGGAGGCGCCGCAGTAGCAGGTGTTATACGTATTGGCAAAGCAGGTAACGTTGTTACTATCCGAACATTAATCAATACGGCTACGTTAGAAGTATTGCTTACTCCGTTTGACTCGCTTAATGCTTCAGCATCGTTGACTGCTGCCGATATTGATGCTGGTGCAACTGCCGACACTTCTGATCTTTTCTTTAGCATGACGTATTTTGTTTAATTAACCTGATTGCAGGTCGGACACTAACCAAAGGAAAATTATGTCACTTACCAAAACCACAACTGTTGACCAAATCACAGTAACCGAGAACGGCACAATTTTTTACCGTGAAGCAACGAGCTTCTTGGAAAACGGCGTTGCGATAACCAAGACCTACCACCGCAGCAGTCTGACGCCGGGGCAAGACCTGACGGGCATCCCCGCCAATGTTGCGGCTCATTGCAATACGGCATGGACTGCTGAAGTGGTTGCGGCGTATCAAGCGGCTCAAGCAATTGTTGAGCCCAAAGCAGCCGATGCCCTGCAACCAAGTCTGTAACCAAGGCCGAACCTGTAACTGCGGAGTACGAACTATGCCCCCAATCTTGAAATCCAAGACCGTCTGGTTTGCCATCATCCTCGCAGTCCTGTCGATCATGCAAGCCTACGTGTTCCTGCTGCCGATCACCCCGGTGGGGCAAATGCTGGTTGGCATCGCCATCGCGGTTGCAGTGACCTTGCTTCGCATCGTGACTACCTTACCCCTGTCTCAAAAATAACGGGAAGCCGTCACCCGACCTTGGCGGCACTTGAAAAGGAAGTATGAAATGGGCAACAACACAAAACCCCAACTCATCATCGACGGCGTTGAGTACGATATCGGTTCTTTGAAGGAGCAGCAAAAAGCACTCCTAGACCACGTAGTTGATCTGGAGCGCAAGGTGGCTTCGGCGAAGTTCAATCTGGACCAGCTGCAGGTGGGGCGGGATTCATTTTTCAGCATGCTGAAGCAGGCACTGGTAGAGCAGCCTGCCGAGGCAGCAGAAACCATACAAAATTGAATTGGCAAGCGCCTGAAAATAAATATGACTGACGATGATTTCAGGCGCTTGGAAAGCAAGGTTGACAAGTTGACCGACGCTGTCGGAAAACTAGTTTTGTTTGAAGAGCGTCAAGCAACTCAAGGCCATCGCATTGGCAATTTGGAAGTCAAGTCAGGCATATATGACGTTACTTTGCAGAGAGTTGATCGCAAGATAGACCAATGGGTTAACCGCGGCATGGGCGTTTGGGCAGCCGCAACCGTGGTATTTTCACTTGTTCAGTTTTGGAAAAAATGAAAGCCAAACTCACCTTTTTTGTGACGCTGATGGTTAGCCTGACGCTTTGCATCGTTGTTATGGGTATGGTAGGTGTCATGTTGCTTGGACTGTTTAATGAGAAAGTAGACAACAACAAGATTTTTGAATTGATCAGCCCAGCATTTCAGACTATTGTTGGAGGCTTCATTGGCTTATTGGCTGGTGTCAAACTATCGCATGAGGAAGAAAAATAATGCTAACACTATTTTCCACCCTGATTAGCTTCCTTGCCGGAGGATTGCCAAAGCTGCTTGGTTTCTTCCAGGATCGTGCCGATAAGAAGCATGAGATGGCAATGGCCCAGTTGCAGATTGAGCGTGAGCTTGAGCTACGCAAGGCCGGGTTTGAAGCTCAGCAGCGAGTAGAAGAGATAAAAGTCGAAGGTCAGGCTATCGAAGCCGAGGCATCAGAACGCGCAGCCCTGTACGCCCACGACATCGCCATAGGCCAAGGCGCTAGTCAGTGGATGATCAACTTGCGCTCTGGTGTGCGCCCGATACTGACCTATGGTTTCTTCGGGCTGTTTGCCTTCGTGGAAATCGGCGGCTTTATCTATGCTTGGCAGAGAGACATTGCATTTGATGTGCTGATTGCAAAACTGTGGGACGCCGACACCCAGATCATCTTTGCCAGCATCATCAGCTTCCATTTTGGTGGACGGGCGTTTAAAGGTGGCAAGGATTGAAAGTCTCCGACCGCTGCAAAGAGATGATCAAGCACCACGAAGGCGTGCGGTATCGGCCATATATTTGCCCGGCGCGTCTTCACACTGTAGGAGTAGGCCATGTTTTATACCCCGCTCAAGGTCGTTTACCTCTGGATCAGAGGGACGCTTACCCGTTGGAGCAAA